ACCTTCCTCGGTGGGTTGAGATTCTTTCTTCTTCAACCTTGCTTGCTCTATTTCCTTAACACCTCTATCAAACTCATTCGCCATCCAGTCGGTGGGTGATGGTTCTTGAGTCTTCTCTTTAGGTGCAACGCTCGGAGATACCAAAGGCTCTCGTTTCTTACGAGCCCTTTCGTTCTCAATATCTGCAACTCCCTGGCCGAACTCTCTTAGTATATCGTATGGCACGTTTTGGCTCCTATTCTTAATAGCTTATTATACTTAATAATTTGTATAAGTGCCACCTTTCGATTGATATATAGGGCTGCTATACGCACCTCCACCGTAGGTATTGTTGGTGTCTTCTTCTTGGGTGCCATATGTTTCCCTTTCAGGAGCGGCATACATTTTATACTGTTTTGCATAACTGAGATATTTGTCAGGATCATTCTTCTTCATGTAAGCCATATACTTTCTTTGCTCTTCTGGAGGTTTCTCTGCGAATTGTGCAAAGGTCTGATCTTGACCGTTCCCTTCCAGTTGGTCCCTGGCTGTTGCACCGAATGAGGTAGTGTCCTCCGATCCAGGGAATAAAGATGCAAACTTATTCGTATTTCCAGCTCCAATCAAATCAAGTTTATTTTGTTGATTAATTTCTCCCATAGATTTTTCATGACCACGTTTTATGCTCTGGGCATTTGCAGCTCTAATCGATTTAGTGGTGGCAGCTTCTCTCTCCTGGCTTCCTGTTAATTTCTGTCTAGCCATCTGACCGGCATTCGATTCACGTTTCAGATTTAACGCCCCTTCTCTTCCCGCTTCTGCCTGAGATCTTAGAAAAGCCCTCTCGTCCTCCTTACGTTTTCGCTTAATCTCGTTACTTCGACTCAGACTGGCACTCTGTGCTCTGGTATATCCTCTTCCATTTTGTCCCGTATAACTATTATATGTTCCCATAATATTACTCCTTATTCCTATGAATCTCCACCCGCTTGATCTTCATACGGATGGGATTCGCTAATGTTTTCACCATGGCTCCACGTTTCACCGTTACTTTCACTGCTAGTATACCCAACAGAGGCGGTAGCGTTAACTGCATTCATTGCCGAGGCACACAACTGGGCGGCTGTATTCATTACACCTTTTGTTCCTTCAATCTGTAAACTTTTTACCGCAGCAAAACCTTTAATTGATGCATCGATCCCGCCGATAGCTCTCTGTAATTCTACATTTGCTTTTTCTACCCCGACTCTCATTTCTTCAGTCTTAGCTCTAAACCATGATCCTTCAGCATCTGTTTCGGCACCGTAAGCCGTGGCCTCAAGTCTAAAGCCTTCGACCTCAGCGCCTATCTCTGCCTGTGCTGCTCGGACAGTGGTTTCGTAGCCAGATAATTCAGCCCTATATTGTTCCACCTTTGCCTGATTTTCTTTTAAGACTACGTCAGCCGACTTAATATTAATATCTGCAATAGCTTTTATGGATTCAACTTCCCCAAGATATCCTTCGACCTGTGAAGAATATACCTTAGCCTTTGTTTCTTCACCCTTCAACTCACTGGCATATATTTCGTACTTTGTTTTATCGGCTTCTATTGCTGCAATATATGCTTGTATCTGCGACCGGAATATTTCAATTTTGTTTTTCTCCAATTCACTTTTTATTCTTACAGTCTCCATCTCAGTAGCATATAACTTGGCACCCGTATCGAGGGCTTTAATTTGCTCTGAATATATAGCTACAGAATTTTTCTGTACATTTGTTGTAATCATGCAAGCATCGACCTGTGTTTTATATATCTCAGCTTGTGTCATGGCTGCCCTGACTTTAGATTCATAAACTGTAGCCTGAGATTGATATGCTGCTATTTTTGCATTAAATACATTCACATTGGCATTAAATAATTCAATACCAATGGTAGCGATAGTCTTAGATGCTTCGAAGGCTCTAACGGCTTGAGCGTTAAAGAAATCTCTGAGCATTCCCTCAAGCTGTATACCTTTGTCAACCATAAAATGCGTATTGGTCTGGGCAAGCTGGGCCTGATCGATCATTATCTTGGAATTGATATCTGTATTGTTTCTCGATATCTCTCTTGCGGCCTCGGCCAACCGTCCAGCCATTGCACCGACTGGAAGAGTGAAGCCTCTTGCCTCAAAATAATTCTCAACCTCGGAATATAGGCGCTCATTTTCTGTCTCTTGTCGTGCCAGGGCTCTATCGTAAAGCTCCTCTTCTACAATAGCTCCGAGACCAGTACCACCATTTTTTATATCATTCAAAACTTTAGCAAGCAGATCAGCCCATATATCGGAGCCATAATCTGCTTCTGTGTACGAGAAGTTTTCGGGCATATTCCATGTTGCTGTCGGCAACACACCTTCAAAAGTAGGCAAGGTTATGGTTGGGGCGGCAGGAACTTGGATGTCTGGTAGGTTAGGGATAGTCGGAGCTACCAAATCTGGCTTAGCCGGATAACTCAGAGTTTCTATCGACGGAGATGAGGGCTCAGTTACAGTTGTAGCTTGTGGCTTTGACGGGGCACTATACGCCGGAGCTGGTATATTGAAACTGGGAACGCTAGGAACAGTAAGGGTTGGCATTGCGCTCCATTCTGGAGGTGCAACACTACTTTCAGGGATATCCGGTAGCTCTAAGTCCCCTAATGCCGGACGATTTTCATAGGAGAGCGGGATGAGATCCGGGATAGCTATATCATCTATGCTCGATCCGCCAGGAAAGGTAACTGAAGTCGTTTGAGATTGTAGCCGTGACATAAAGTCGGTGGCAATTCTAAAAGAACTGTCAGCATATTCCTTACTTAGATCGAAGCGATTTTGCACCGTCTCTAACGGTGTATCTACCTCAACATTTTTGCCCTCTTTCCATTCTGTTGGAACCCATACACCCATATTATTTTTTCACCTCTCTTATATTAATCCAATTTCATCAAGCTCAGATTGTTCGCAGCCTAAAGCCTCAAACAACTTTTCAGTTATATCAACCCCGTCATGATAAACTTCCCAGAAATATACAGGCTTTTCGTTTACCATCCTAACTCCCTTGCCAGCTATCACTAATCCCTGCTCATGGCAAGTGGCTCTATCATCTAGGTAATAAGTTTTATAAACCTCTGTGGCATCGAACTCTATATCGTCAAGTTTTAATTTCTGGATCAAAGGTTCTTCATAGCTTGATGTGTTAGTTTCTCTATACCAAGTCGGACTTCCGCTGTTATTTTCTATTCTATCAGTTCCTGTAACATTCCAATCATCACCCGGCATATCAATTTTAAAACAACTTCCTATTCCGCCCGGACAACTCTCGGCACAGAGATGATCTGGATCACACGGCCAATGACATTTATCGAAATCTCCATAATCCACCCCACCCCAAGGTATACATTCGGCTTGTGTCCAAGACGTACAAACTTTTCCCGACTGAGCTGCTGACGCATCGCACTCATCTCTATCTTTTTCTTTAGAGTAATAAGCAACATTATTACTTTGCCATACAGCCGATAATCCTTCTGCATTTTTTTGTTTTATTCTTTCGCCTATGCCTCTTTTGGCACAAGTGTATCCCCATACTGTATGATAATAACATTGGTTACCAACCCACACACACTCGTGAGCGTCATAACGTTTCAATTCATCTAAATCAACGCTACGATATAAAGTATCAGCATCAAACGTTTTATCAAATAATTCAATTTTATAATTAGAAGTATATCCGTCACAACGATCAACATTTAATTCATACATTCCGACAGTTTGTTTTATCTGCCCACAAGCTTCACATTGAGCTTCAGTGAGAGATGGATAGATTTGGTCACATTCACAATATTCATAAGAATAGTCTTCACGCTCATATTCAAAACCATCACAAACATTTTCTTGTTTAAGCTGAGCACACACTTTTTGTTCAAAACCTTCAGCACTCCAATACCAATGCTCAGTTTCATCTGTAATCCCTGAGTTAACTGGTTCATTAAACCACGAGTAATTTATCCAATCTATTGTAACTTGCCCAGGTCTCCTATTTGCTCCAAATGGAAGATAAAATGAAATTTCATTTTTGCTAACCCAATTAACTCCAGATATCATATTGAGGGGAATATCCCACTCCGTGTCCGCAAGTGTTAGATAACCTCCCAAACCATCAGGGTCGGCTATAGAAACACCTGACGCAGCTACACTATTCCAAGTATAAGCAGTATCATTATCAAAACGAACAATAGTAGCTCCAACAAATTTTTCATAAGCGCCATACCATACCAATATTCGCTTTTCTATATCGCAGTAAAATCTATTCGGTGGACACACCATATCTTGTTCATCGCAAGGAGGGGGTACCGTCCAACGCTGATACATAATATTGATCACTTCACATTGGTCTTTAAATAAGGAGCATGGTGTTGCTACCCACCTTTCTCTAAAATCGCTATCATTTGTCATCATAAAAGATTTTGTAGCAGATTGAGTTAACGGATAAATATAGGGATTTTCCTCAACCTCTCCGAGATATAATACCCTTTCAAGTTCGCTAAAAAAACCAGCATCATGAAATACTTCTGTCTCTGTTTTGTCTTCATTGTCATTAATTTCTATAACGGTTACTTTTCTTTCATCTCCATCATTTATATAAATCCAGTGGTAAGAATATGAGATTATAGGATCACCAGTTATAGGATCTTTTGTTACCTTTCCTACCTTAGCGAAAAATCGTTTAACAATGCACGGTTGAAGATTATCTATTCCTTCAGGCGAATTATATTTCAGGCCGATAACCATTCTCTCTATTTTTTCTATCTTATGATTTTCTTCTTCATTATATATAATTTTATGGAGTACTAAAACTTTTCTGCCAACTTCGAATAAATCGAATGCCTTATCTGGCGTAGATTCTGTTTCGTTTTCGCAATGATAAAAGATTTCTAAATTCTCAAATAATGTTCCTTCAATCCAAACGTTTAAAGTGTTATTATCGCAATCACGAGAATATATGATTCCCCTTCTCATAAAATAGGAATTTGCTAAATCTTCTTTTTTATCGATTTCTATTATTTCGTGTTTTCGCTCTACAGCCATTTACCTAACTCTCCCTCACATCCGATAGGAACGATATAAAAAGATGGAATGTCTCCGCTAATTCCTTTATTGTTGACTCCGCAAGCTGATCCTGTCTCAAATTGGTATTCTTCACAATCTCTAGATTCTCGAACTATTTCGTCCGATGAAATTGTTATTGTTTCTGTCATGCAAGCAGCGTCGCTTTCTTCTGTTTCATCGCTTTTAGTCGTTTTACAATTTATAAGAGTTTCGTCCAGACATTCCTGTTTCCTCTCACACTCCTCACATTTTTCAAAATCATTTTTCCCTGTACTTGTTTTGTACTCATCGAAACTAAAAAACATAGGCGGGACCATATCTCTCAAGAGTAATAAATCGGCTAGATCATCTTTATAAGTATATCCGGGTCCATCTGTTTTTGAATATGCCGCCAAAACAAAAACTTGTTCTCCTATTCGATAATGCGCAAAGTCAGTTGATATACATCCCTGGAACAGAGAATATCTATCTCCCTGGCAAATCCTCACATCATAGCGAGTCTTAGTGTCGCTGCAACCCTCTTCACATTCTTCATCGTTATCTTCGCATTCTTTATCGTTGCATACATGTTCTATACATTCTTCATTATCGTTGTCGTCACATTCATATGTATAGCCAACTATAAAACCCATCGCCCAGCAGCAACAGCAGAAACAATCGGGCACCCTCTCCTTTTTTCCTTTTTTTCCAATAGGTAAACAATCAATTATCACTTCCTTTTGATTAAAACATACCACACTTGTTACCATTGTTCTCGGATTGAGCTTAACTCTTCTAATGCCTTGTTTTAAATCCTGAAAACTTAACTGATTTTCGAGTATCCTCATCTGACTCCGAGCTGCACCTACAAAATTGCAAGCATATTCTCTGTCACCTTTAAGGGTCACCTTGTACGGTACAGCCATTATACCGCAAATCCTCTCGACATTGCAGTAAGCGCAACATCTATAGAATCAATACCAAAGTCGCATCCATCAACGTTCGATATTCTGAAGGTCAGGTATCGTCCACGGATACTTCGACTCCCAGCTATCCTGCGCCATTGCTGACCTGTTCGAATTGAAGCTACGGTGAACGATTTCTCTGATCGATTATCTCCGAGTGTTACCATAAGATCTCCATCAGCTTCGTATCCGAGAAACATAAACCGTACCTTTTTGGGGTTGTTTATCCCAAAGTCCGTGACTATTGGTTCAAAATATGCGCCAACAACCTCACCGTCGTCAGAAGCGCCACTAAGCTCATGTATACCGTCAGACGATGCTCCCAAAAATTTATCTCCAAACTTAACCATAGAATTCATGTCATAGTTAATATACTGCGTTGTGGCCCCTGCCTGCAAGGAATGATCAAGAACATATATACTGGAACTGTAGGACGTAAATGAGACCGTCATATCAGCGGTTGGTGTGGGCACGGCCCCTAGAATGTTAGCCATTATCTTATTTCGCCCCTAATATGTCTCAGGATGGAACTTCTTAAGCCCTGAACATTTGATGTCATTGTTGGAGTCGGAACTGTGCCTGCAAGTATTATATTGTCATTTGCCAGAGACGCATAAAAACGAACAAGGTCACCTGGCGTTGGTACACATCCCGAGAGGGTAACAACCTGTCCGGTCAGCGCCACCATGGTACAGCATGGGCAAGGTGACCTTCCAAGGATAGATGCCACATTGCCGATGGTAGTTTCAAAAAGTCCTGTAGGACAAGGCATGGAAGCTGACACAATTGCAATATTTGCTGTATCTGCGTTACACTCAAATACAGGACATGGCACATTGCCGTAAATGGTAGCGAGATGGTGAGTGTTTGTTACCATATTACATGTTGGTACAGGAACTCCCGCTTTTCCAGATATGGTGGTAATGTCGCTCAAGCTAAGGCCAACCCTCATAGAACAGATCGGGATAGGGGCACTCGCTACCAACGAAGGGTTCTTGCCGCTGTAAGCTACACAAGTAAAGCCGGGGACAGGTAAGTTACCTTCTATTATTTTACCAACTCTAAAGCTGGCCGAAGGTACAGGAACTTCAGCTTCTATTCTGGCATACCTAAAAACGGCTGCCATTTCACAGATAGGTGTTGGACAGGCTCCTTCAACTTGCGCATAATTAAAACAATGGTCACACGTAAAATTACCTGTGGCTAGAAAAGCACTAGCCGAAACGGCTGGCATCGGTGCAGCAGATAAAGAGCTGGCAGACGTAAAAGTATTAGCTGATATTTGCGGTTGTGGTGTTGCAGAAAGCGAGCTGACTGCGGTCAGTTGAGATTCTATATCGACCCAAAGAGGCTCTAGTCCAGAAGAAAGCAGATTACTTTCAGATACGAAAGAATCCGTAGATCCAGTATCAAGCATACTAAACCCATCCGGGGAAGAATACGTTTGGTCAGAAACTATAAATCTTGCTGTAGCAAGATTGCTACCACTATTTCCCCAAAGACCAACCATTGGATAGAAGGTGCCTAATATCCCTGTAAAAGTTGGATTTGTCCCAATGGCAGGATTGCCAGATTCCTGCCAGATACCATTCCTTGAAAACCAGATTTTTCCATTATCTAAATCAAGAGCAATACCAACTACATCAGTTAGACTACAAGTATCTCCGTAATAACCCTGATTACCATCATGGTATTTCTGACTAGCGCCAGAACTTAATTTCCAACAATAACCCGCATCAGTATATCCGGGGTATTGATCAAGATTTTCGACTGATGTTCCTATTCCCATGAAATGGTAACTGACCTGAGAACCTTCTATTCGATATTCCCAATACCACTTACCGCTAGATTTTGAAATATTAGCTCTAACAGCACAATAATCCCCAGCATCGCCATTAGCAGTCAAATTTCCGTTTAATAAAGTTATTCCAGGATCTTTATCGCTCGGATTCCAAGAAACAGTACGAGCCCCGACATATGGAGTACATTCTATCTGAATATTAGAATCAAGACCCCCTACCGCACTAAAGGGTGATGGACATATTACTTCAGCCACTTAAAGCCCCCAACACCCTATGTATTGTCTATTTCGATATCTTTAATAAGAAATGAACTTCCACTTGGTATCGTATAGTCCACCCCATAATCAATACAACCAATAACGGTCGCTATCTCTTTAATAGAGAAATTGTCAAAATCGCCGGCAGCGGTGGCCCCGGTTTTTGAAAAAATTCCGAGATATTCATCGGCCGTATAAGCTTCATCAGCTATAAAGTCAATCGTCTGTGCCGTACCGGCAACAGCATCACCCAGTACCTGTGTCGCACTTCCAACCAGTTTGAATTCGTATCCAGTTACGGATTCCGAATAATCATATTGCAGACGATATCGACCTCCGGCCACCAGAGCAGTTCCGATATCGGTGAGTATAATCTTGCAATACTGACCCGTGGCACTCGCAACAGCACTTAGATCATCAGTATCATTAAATGTGCTAAGGTCAACATTTGCCCAATGGGTAGATCCTCCAACAAAATCCTGATCCTTCTGAGTAGTAAAAAACTCAATATCATCAAGAGATGAAAAGTCAACGATCAATGAAGATCCTGTTGGCCCAATATCACCGCCACTAGCCGTCCACGAAGGATCATCACAAACAAAGTGCCCTTTATCGCTTGCGTCATCTTCTGCTAACACTAAAGCTGTTAAGGTCTTATCATTCCGAGTATACCCATTCGCTGTAACAAGTTGATCTACCGTCACGTCAGCAAGAGTGGCGTGAGCGTCCTTGTCAAAAGTAAAAGTATTGTTCATTAGTATAGCTTTCAAGTCATCAGCCGATAAATCAATTTGTTTTTTCATCAACTGATACTTGTAATGGTTTGAAAGTGTTAATACAACAGCCATAACGTCTCCTTATACACTCTCTGCCATCGGGATATTGACCTCGTCGATAGTGGTCGTTCCGTTGGCGGTAATTGAAGTGTTTGCCATATTCATTTGTGATCCGCTGGTAGCAATGGCACCGTCTATAACTTGATCGTCGGCTCCACCAGTAGCTGCATTGTCATATATCCTAAAATATCCGGCTGTACCCGTGGCGGTGGCCTTGCCTGACCATACCTCGTCGGACGCTGCATGGAGTATAGCCTCGGCAACATTGCCAAAGTTGATACCATTTACTCCACTATTAAAGGCTCCGCTTGATTGGGTAATCTGGAGAAGCTCTGATCCTGCCTCGGCATCGTCGGCGGAGGGAGGCTGCGATCCAGTGAAAATCTTCATAGTCATATTGCGGAACTGGTCAATTAATGATCCGCCCCTAGCTGAAGCAAGATTGATTGGAGTACCTGAAGACTGTCCAGTTGTGAAACTTCCAATCGGTAGAGTAAGTATACCGGCTGAAACGGTTACAATTTCATAGCTACCATTATCATTTGGATCAGTTGCACCCTGGACTGTAACCTTATCGCCAGGTTCAAAAACAGCGAGACCGTTTCCGGCATCAACGATAGAGTCGCAACTGGCTCCGCCAGAGATCAGTGCTATTCCGGCTGCACTGTAATATAACGCATTACACTCAGCCTTCTTGCCAAGCAGATCGTTTCGTACTTTGGTTGAAAATCTAAAAGCCATGGTTTACTCCTTGTTTAAATGTTTATTTAGACATACGCCTAATTTTTCTGCCTTTTTTCCTAAGAGCCTTGCGGATATCTTTGCTTATTCGGATACATATTTCCTTTAGCTCATCCAGTTCATCATTAGATAAATCCTCAAGTTTTTTATCGATTTCTTCTTGTGTCACAATCCTACTCCACAGTATGGATAAAATTTAATCCTCTCAACAAAGAACATCCTTTCGTTCCTTGAGGATAAACTACTTTCTTCTTATTAAGATTTATTGCTCCACCATCTGGCGTCCCGAGCATAGCACCTTCACGAGTAGTCCATAAAGCACAAGGGCCACTTATTTCAAATTCGGGGACATCTGTACCGTCAATATAATCGATAGCATCGGACCACTCTAAGGCAGGATATGTTGTTAATTTACTCTGCACCATATCTCCGGGAACTAAACCCCTTAAAAAATATATTGCCTTTTCGGTGGACACGAACAATCCGTTCGTTACGGGCTTTATCATTCGAATATGTGTGTTGAATGGAAAAAAATTCCTGGCCATATCAAACCAATACAAGGCACCGTACTCAGAATACCACAAGATGTTATCCTTCGAGATATATATCCGTCCACCATGGTAAGCGAGATGATTCCCAGGAAAAGGGCCTGTGAAAGTTTTTTGTGTTACCGGCCCGACATAATCTTTCCTCATAGACCAACCACGGGCGATACCTGACTCCACATATCCTAACGTTTGGTTGTTCGTAAAGTAGATCCGGTTCCCGACCTGCATATAGGCCATACGGTTATTAGAGGAAACCGACCGTAGGAGCCTGTATGAAAAATTAGTCTCAAGCAAATACAGGCCAGAGGTATGGACAAAAACACACTCCCCACCGTCGCAAAAAAGACTATGCGAATCAAGTGGCACTCTGAGTGTTTTACCAGTCCGCCTATTTATTCTCCCCGACGGAGAAATTGTAACGTTGACAGCCACCGCAAGATCGGAGACCCCAGACTTCGGACTGTATTTTATTCTTGTCGGGTCATCGACCGTATTGAGCCCTGAAGATCCTCTCAGGTATGGTAATTGTCTACTCATCTTTTTATCTTGAATCCTTCAAGACCTAGCACCACCTCACGGTCGAGGTGGATTTGTTTGCATTATATGTAATCTCTTACGTGCCTTAGCCGATCTTCCAAATTTTCTTATTCGCCTTTTGATAGGTTTTTTTAATTCCAATACTTGTCTTTTTTTGAATTTCTCGAATTCAGCTAACTGCCTCTCGACGTCTTCTCCGGTTGATATTCGCAATCCACCTGCTCTTTCTTCTAAATTTTTGATTGATTCTTGTAGTTTCTCATAGGGCGTTTTTTCAATTAATATCTGTGGCCTAACTATCGTCTGCCTCTCCGATAAAGTATTTGCACCTATTTGAGATGATTGTGCTGTTAACACTATTTAATATCCCATTACACAATCGGTATCGTTAACCGATCCACTGGCATAAAACTCAGGTTCTGTATCTATACCGACGAAATCGACAAGATCTATCATGGCTTCGTAGAACTTGTCCGTGTGATACCTTGTACCAACACCGTGGGCCTCCGCTCCGTCTTCGAGGCCCTCACCAAATATTTCCTTACAGACATAATGCTTAATGAGACGTACTTGAAGATGATCGGGTATATAGTCCGGTTCGTCAGTATTGCTTACCACCTCGACAGGCTTTCTGTAATATGACACAAAAAGATTTTCAACAGCACTCGGTATGCCCTGGTAGTAAAGTTTTTTTCCTTTAATGCAAACACTCGTCACGCATCCTGTTTCGGTCAAGTCCCTTTTGTAGCAATGGTTCAAAAACAGCATGAAGCTGTAATAGTTGCCTCCGTCCGGCGGCAATATTCTGTTACCGAGAGAATCCACTACATAAAAAAGATTGCGCTGATAGTCAGCAGGAAGATCGGCATAAGCATCAGAGGTTGTTTGGATGGTGGTGGTTGAATATAGATCGGGTAGAGGAGGTGATATTCCACCATTCGGCATCCTTACACCACCGGCTATGTTATTAACGGCATCATTGATACGATCTGTCATATCTGTATACGAATCATCCTGTATGATACTTTGTATCGCCGATGTTAATTTTAACAAAGTTGCCATATTATACCTTAAATTTTAATCTCATGGCTACCTCTGCCTGCTTGCCTTCGTTCATTTGTTTTACAGGCCTTAAATAGCCAATAGAACGTGTGTACACCTCACAAGGCATATACCGTTTTAATATCGAATCTTTACTGAAACAATTATCACACTTTAAGAAAAAAGACTTATCTGCGTTAGTTGCTCCCGTCTGTGCACAGTACATGGCCCCACCACGAACAGTTACCTTACCATCTTTATCCATGTCCATCTCAATACAAACAGGCTTGCCACAGTCATGGCAGGCCGCTTTAAAACCGATATGAGGGCCGGACGACTTATCAAAAAATTCCTGTAAGTCTTCTGATTTGAGCATGTGTCCTCTTTTTTAATATATGGTCTGTGCGGCAGGATTCGAACCTGCGACATCTTGGTTCCAGGCCAAGGACTCTATCCAGACTGAGCTACACACAGAAAGTTGTGAAATATTCCCACGTTAACGCTAACGAAGAAAAGCTTTACATTGAATAGTATATCATGTTAAACTGGGTATCACCACTTTTGAGAACAAAAAAAAGCCCGCTGTATGCAGGCCTTTCTTTTTATGATTCACGGCAAGGTGGCCATGAAATTTAGAGCGTCAGGTCTTTGTTCGACCGGACGCTAAACTCTACGCCTCAGAAGCGGTTTGCTCCACGTAGGCGCTGTCGTCGTATTCGATGGTAAGGGTGATATTCCCGTCGGCTGCCAACAGAGTAGCCAGGAAAGTAACCTTGAGCACTTTGTCTGTAGCGGTAGTCGAATCCGGATCAAAAATAAGAGCCTTATTAGTAGCATCAGGTGTGCCTTCAAGGATAGTCCCAGCGGCAGTATCTCCAGTAGGTGGAGTTGCTGTATTAACAGCAGTCGAAGCCCTAGCAACAATAATAGTTTTTGTGGCAACCAGGGCAGCACCAGAAGTAGCCTTTACAGAAACCACATTTCCTCGACACGGTACAGGAATATATATAATATTCCCAGCATTTAGTGCCACACAGTTAGTAATTATATTCTTCATATTATTTTTTCTCCTTTTCTCTTCTAATTCGCCAAAAAGTAATACAGTGAACAGACCATGGCTCCGCCGGCCGCTGTAATGATTTTACCAAAGTCACTACCACCTGTCACGGTTACCCTAACGGTCTGCTCTGTGGTAGCCAATAAAGTGTCAGTGTTTCCAAGGGCACCAACAGTCGCAGCCGCAAGGACCGAAGATGTGGTAACACTAGAATACTTATTTACGTCACCAGATATACCGACCTGACATACAGCGCTAGTGTCTCCAGCGAAACCCTCAGATACAACAGCCTTCCAAGCTACAACAATAGCGTTAGCTGGCAGTTTTGTGTCAAAGTCAATGTATCCAGAGGTGCTACCACCATCGGTAAAATCAGCGATAGCCAGGGGCTGACTGTCAAGTTTATTGAGAAATACGTCTCGACAGAGACGTGTCGGGTTAGCAAACGAGGTAACTACCCGGTCATTATATGCTATTCGTCCCATAATAAAGTCTCCATAAAGTAGGGGCCATGCCCCTACTTTTTTATTTTGCTATCTATACAGGTGCAGTCAGGTTTGTGTGTAGGACCTGCATTTTACGGTTACTACAATACAAGTTACCCATCCAACGGGTGTTAGCGGAAAGATCGTCAGGCTTACCCAGGACTGTCTTCGCTTCCCAAACTGGCGTAGTGAAATTGAAGTCTTTATGACTACGAAGGGACAAGAAGTTGAGGTTCAAAGCCATAAGCTCACCGGCAGTCACATATGGATCGGCGACAATAGGAGCGCTCTCATGCCAAATGTTCTGCCACCCGGCCTTAACCATATCCTTGTCAGAATACCTCTGCTGCGGATGCAAGCTTTGCTTGTACCCATCACGCACAATGGCAGTGGTTACGATAAAGTTGGGTAGCGCCCACATATGATCACCCATGCCGACCTCACGGAAGATTTTCTGCATTACCGGATAGCTGATGGCTTCCTCTTTGGTAATGACGTTAGCCTTCCAATCAGACATTTCACCTTCACTGATACTACCGTACTCAAATGATGTGCTGGTATTGAAAAGATCACCGAGACCATTTATCCTTGTACCATCAGCAGAAGCAGAAATAACATCTTCAGCCATCTGTATCCTGGCAGCCTTCTTGATGCTATTCATATACTGCTTGGTGAGAGAGATCACTGCGGCATCGCCAGTATTCTGAACTCGATCATCGAGGTTCAGGGAGTTAGACCCATAAAGACCAGCCCAACGAAAACGAGCTGCATCGAGAATGTCCTTTTTGGACTGTTCGATTACGGTCGTTGCCCCATACCCACCACGATTTGAGTTGGCATACTCAAGAGGCACCTTGACCATTTTTCCACCATCCACTGTTTCGGACGGCTGTACTTCCCAGTTATTCTGAGTAATGGCATTACCCATGAGACGCCACACCAAGGCAGATGCCTTATTAAGGATGTCGACAGGTTCGGTCTGCATCCAAAAATATTCGGTTGTTGCATTTAGTTGATTAATTAAGCTCATTGTTTTTCACTCCAGTATGAAGCTACCCGGATCTACTGTGCTCGCAATTTATCGAGAGCAGCCTGCATTCCAGCATCCCGATCCGCTCCAAAAGTTTTTGTTTTAGGTTTAGATTCAAGACCGCCCTGGTCCTTCATTATGACAGTGCCAGTTTCGTCCGTGCCCTTTTTAAGATTTAATCGTTTCATTAATTCTTCGTTCTGTATCGATAACTCTTTGGCCTTTGCTGATACATCATCCCTCTGAATCTCTCGGTAAGCTACCAGAGCATCGCTCATGCCAGTTTTATCATTGGCTATATACTGTTTGATTCTCTGCTGCATTTCGGGAGTTTTGAAGTCTGGATTAGCACTATCAAAAGCATTATGAGCGGACCTTATATCACGCTGATCCAATTCACTCCTGAAAGCATTTGTCGCAGCCTCAAGAGTTTTCTGTTGCTGCTCCTTTGCTGTTATGGAATTCGACTTACTTATCAACGCCATAAGCTTAGGAGTGTAACCCTCTTCAACAGGATCGAGATCCTTAATCTGCTTGTTGATATTTGCTTGCTCGCTCTGAATGCCTTCCAGCTCTTTATTTTGGGCTGCTTGCTCACCCGCCGACTTGCTGGCGTCAAGTGATGCCTGCATTTCGTCCATGCGTGCAGCAAAGTCGTCATTCTCGGCACGTAATGTACTAACTTCTCCACCTTGCTCAGACAGCTTGGTCTGTAAATTGCTTAAACCAGCCTCAGCGTCTTCCCGTGTAGACCAGGAGCCGAGGTAATTGCCTTCGCCTTTACTATCAGGAGTTTCGGTAGTCTTTGGTTCTTCTGGCATGTCTTGTTCCTCCAGGGGCCACCTGCTATTGACGTTATTCCCGAGGGCCGTCACAGGGAGATATTCCCGTTGCTAAAGGTTAATAAGAAAAAACTTTACATAGATAGTATATCATGTTAAACTACAGACAACTACTCTTGAGATTTAAAAAGCCCACGCATTGTGAGCTTCTGTGTTCAACGAACTCTCTTCTCATCCGATAGGAATAAGTCCTTTCTTTTTCAGACACGCCCGCCATTCCGTGCGAGTAGTCAGTCTGGGTTCGCCAGGAGTCAACAGAGTATCGCAAGCAGAGGCAAGCCACTTGACATCACCGTCGGTCTGAATACCTCCGTGACCGACAGAGAGTATTTTCTTAGCTGTCCTTCCACAAGCTATGCACTCGACCTCTCTAGGGAAATTGTTGACAGGAAAGGACCTGTCAATCTCAAGACCGCAATCTTTACATTTGTATGTATAAAGTGGCACAACGATCCTCCTTATTTCTTTAAGGCACCGCCAGTGGCAAGTGAACCTACGGCAGTCACAACATAAGATAAGACACTGACAGTCTCGGAAGCATCGACTTTGATCAATGCGATCACTCCGATTACTGCTATAACACCCATTGCTATAATAACATCTTTCATTTTTTTGTGCTCCTTAACTTGGTAAAATTATTGATGGTTTACTTATACCGGCAGACTGCCTGTCCTCTACTGCCTGACGTATAACATAGTCAGCTACGGCCGACAAAGCTTTGCCGAAACAATCCAGCACAATTACCGGATTCTTTATGGGGCCGTTAATGTTAACGCTCCCGTCACTAAGCATCTCAATCTGAAACCTTCCAATGATAGTAGCTTTTTCATTTCCCGAAACATCGTTCATGTTCTTATCCTTTTATTTTTCTAATTTACCTTCAACTCCACGCTTGGCACGTTCACGGGTACGATATTGTAACCAATCGAGCCCCTCTCTTATTTTTTGCAATGCTCTCGCATTTTCTTCGCAGGCATAATCACCAGCCTGAAAACATTCGAGCCTGTCGATTACGATAGCCAAAATGTCTTCGTTCTGACAACCATTGACTCCAAATTCTTTAACTGGACCTTTCTGAAACCTTACGTAGCACAAAGAAGAACGACCTTTCGTCACGTGATATTCGTGATAAGCTCCTCCAGACCCAAGCTCGTCTACTGCGGTTATCTTATTCTCTTCAGTTTTTAAAATTTTCATAGTACCGTTCCCCTTTATTATTCGGTCTTAGCTATTCCCTTTGTCTCGTTCTCTCCGCCTGGCCCTTGATTAGGTTGTAGCAGGTATTGCTTTAAGTTGAACGCCTCCTCCTCTGGCATACCGGAATCAATAAGGATCTGAAGGGCCTGGTCAAGCTGTGTCTCCCCTGTCCTCTCTACTATGCTTTTCCAGTCAGGAACATTCATGATTTCCAGCACCGCCTTTTGGTCAATGGCCTTTGTTTGCCATAACCACTTTGCGATTTCTTGCATCTGCAAGCTTGTCCGTGGAGTGGTAGATCCGGCCTCAACCACATAGCTAAACTTGCGTCCAGCGAATTGGGTCCCTACAAACTCAACGGGGTTACTGTCCACATCAACATACTCGGACCTTGTACCAAAGTTTTGGTACAGACCTATACACCACCTGCTCCGGTTTTCGACCAGAGCTTCAACCGCCGCAGTTTTAGACTGCATCAACTCCTGGTTTCGTTCTTGCAATGAAACAATGGCGGCAGCCGCTATAACCCCTCTCGGAGCCTGGCCCCTGTCGGCGCTCTCGATAGCATATACCCTGTCAAAGAAGCCTACAATTACCTCAAGCACCTGGAAGAAGGTCGACGGCAAGTTAGGTATCTGCATGAACTCTATTCTTGCATTTGGTGTCGTCGGCATAAGGATCAGTCGGCCACCTTTTTTTAGTGCAGACGTTATCATCTCTCGTGTGATACCACAGTTCTTTTGTACGATAAGCGGAGGAACCATTACATTAATAACGTAATTGATAAGTCTGGAGATGATCTTGTTGATCTTTATGATCAGGTCCCCAACCTGTTCTGCTGCCGCAAAGCCCCATAATGAAATAAGGTCTTTATAGCTATTTGCGTGATAAGCTGGGAGCCTGCCCCAAGGGTAGGTCGTTTTCGCAAGTTCGATGTCAAGGTTTGGGTTTATGTTGGGATTTGCGCAGTCATCTAAGACTATAAACCCTCCGGTCTCTCCCTGGCTCACGGCAGATATAGTAATCTTTCTTACTCCGTCGGGATAAACAGGTATTATCTTTTCTGTCTTTTCGATGAGCATTTCTCCCGATTCGCTCATAGAAGGAAGACCAGTTTCAGGATCAATGACCGGATGCTCTTCTGTTATGGTTTCCGTTCTTCCATCTCTTACCCACACTTCTTTTACAAGGCATCGCTCAAGTTTTCTGTCTGAACTCCCCTGACCGCCAGATACTCCAGCTTTTATCATCGGGTCTTTATATCTGCCAGTAAGAGATATATCGGCAGGACTAGATGTTCCTTTGTATTCCTCCCTCACGGTTCCAAGTAATTCATAGGCCTCATCTTGAACTAGATTCTCGACACCGAATTCAGCTTCCACCTTATCGATATACTTTAGGTATGCGTAAGAGAGGAAAGGAGCTTCGATGTCAATCTCTTCGTAAAATCCTGGAGCCGGATAAAAACTATAAGGATCCGTGACCACGATATCTGGTTGCTCCTGCTCTTTGTTCCATGCAGGTTTTTCGACCGTTATACCATAAATCTCCATGGTTCTGGCAGACGTCCTAACTTTGGTCTGTTGGTTTGTCTCTTTCCACCACTTTTGCAATTTAGAATTGAGCACATCTTCTGCGCCATCCTGGTCAAAACCGTCCATATCAACTACTTCACCGGATGGACTCCTCGCCGTGATGTTCGCTACAGTCCTTTCAATATTAGAAAAATAGAGATTAACTGGCGTTAAACCGGACGCCCCACCATGGACTCCGGTCATCGTCTTCCCGCGATAAAGACTGTAGTTCGCAAGTAAGTCGTCGTGCTTTCCTATTCTTTCAAGTTCCAGTCGAGAAATTTCAAAAAGGTTGTTGGCAAACGACGCAACATCTTTATGTCCCTTAGGTGGAAGGTTTGATAAACTCCAATCCTTGCTCATTGCTGGCATGTTATACCTTCCTTTTCTTTTTTCTGGTAATTTTCTTCGTCATGATTTCTTTCATCATATCTTTTGGAGATACAGCTTCAGCTTCCGGCTTTACTTTGACTCTTTGTGCCGGGTGGTGCTGGGTAGCAGCTTCAGGCTTGGCGATCACGCCACCCTTAACCTGTTTATTGATCTCAGTCCATGACATCGAAGATCTTTCTTCGGATATAACATGTACTTTCTCGTCAGGAAAATCAGCAAAGTATAATTTGCCAGTAGTAGAAACGTACCCACCGCACTGAGAACAAAACATCATAAAACGAGATGTTGATTTAACGGACAGAGCCCCATCGTATGTGGGCCAATATTTATAGAGTGGTAATAGCCGGAGCTGATCTCCGGTTAACGGTTTCTTTGGATCGTATGATCCGGTTGTCTCATACAACACTGTACCACAGGTACAGCATTTTACTTTAAATCCACCTATCACTTGACACCTCCAAATCTTTCAAGGAACTTAGCTGTCTTCTTCTGTATGTGTTCTTCGGCCTTATTGGATTCCTCATCTGGGAATGCTTGATCGTCGTTAGTGCTTATGGTAAAGGCATCGCCTTCAGGCAACAATACCTCAGGCGGAGATCCCTTAATAATCTTCGAAGAAATACGAAAACCCAAAATAACAGAAGATACGCCTATAGCGTAACCCGCTGCCAAGAAGATAAACAATATAAGGTATTCATTCATTTTTTCAATCCACCATTATGTCTTTAACGTCTTTCCGCACAATCGTTTCATACAGAGGATCGACATAACCAAGCTCCAAGAGACGTTCGAGCATCGCAGTCGCTCCCTTGTTCCAAGTTTCTACGAGTGCGGGAAACTTGATCATACAACTACCAATTTCTTCACAATATTTTTTAGTACCCATCTTCGCCCACCACAAGTAATTCAACTTCTTCGTCGATAATTTTTTCTCTATAGGCATCTCCGATTTTTGATATATCGAAAAGTCGATCCATCATGGCAGTTGCTCCAGACTTCCATGCGTCTTTGAGCATATCGTACTCGGAATCGGACTTATCCTCTAAATTCTCATAGAATTTGTTAAAGCTCATTTTCGTCCTCCACTGTAAAGACTGACTCTCCAATCGCATCCATCCACCGAACACGGTTAACAAGAGAAAACACCAAACCGCCAGCGGCGAAGACAGCCGGATCATCTCGCAAGAACTCCCTAAATTTGTTTTTCAATATAGAATTATATCCAAAGAAAAACCTTATGCTACCATCGACAAGGGTACTTCTCAAAGCCCTGACATAACTGTCAAAAACCTTTCGTGTATACATCTCGTCGTATGGTGTAAGAAGTAAAGCGTTGTTCTCTCCACCTTTCTCTATCAAGTCTTCATTAAACAGGGCCATAGGAATACAGAACCTTTCGGGGTCTCCAAAGAAAAAAGTAAGTAGGTCTGGATGAATACCGAACCCGTACTCCTCTCGAAGCTTGAGACATCCTTGAAGTAAGGTAGGTACATCTTTGGATTCGGTTTCTGCTAGAAGCTGAAACTTGGCATCACGTGGATCGTTAGTGTCGGACTCACTCTTAGGCCGAACCACACCGACTACTGATGCGTAACCAGGTAAACCGTCAGAACTGTCAGTCACTTCACTGGGCCATCCTAGACATGCATATATATCATAGTAAAGCTGACCAGTCTCAACGTTCCTATACCAATAAGATCGTTCTACCAACTCTTGCTGACATATTTTGGCATAGTCAGATCTCGCCCTCAATAGATCTACTGCGTAAGGAGAGGAGACTATTTCTATTTTACATGTCATGCAGGTATTATACAAATCAAACAAGTGAATCGCAACTATTGAATATACAACAAAAAAAGGCTACTCTGAAGAGCAGCCTTTTATCATCGATTATCTGAGTGAGTCTATTTGAAGCTTAGTGTTGGAACCTCCCTCTCAGTCTTATATATGACACCACCGATGTCTGTAGTATACGGAGCTTCGGGGATACAATATAGTGTTAATCCGTCCTCAGTCAAAACCGCAGGTAGTCCGGCAATGAAAAGATTGTGGTCACGGCTAACGCTCCAATCCAGAAAATAAAAGCTACCAGAAGGAAACATAAGATATACCTTTCCACCACACAGCGGAGCAGGACTAAACTTAGCCTCTGATTCGATGAAATCGGTCAAGACATATTCATCGTCACCGAAAGTTATGGTGTATGAGTTTCCCACCACATCACACTGATCCATGGCCATAGCCGGGACCGCTACAGCACAAAGCAAACAGGCCATCAAAAGGGACACGATACACATTGACAAATTCTTAATCATTCTTTTTCTCCTATTTTGGTTTGGTTTATCGATTAGTTAGTAGTATACAGTTACATATAGAGCATCGCCATAATTGACTTTACTAATCTGGAAAGGCTTTAAACTCGCAGCCCGAGAAGAATCCATCAGTATTTGCGAAGGTCATAGCTAAGGACATCAGATGATCGGGACTCCTGCTAAGTAATTTCTTCATTTTAGACGTCTCGATTACCTCAACTAATCCTGAGTCAGTACAGTAAGTTAAGGCTTTAAGCTCCTCATCTAAGTCCTCATCTGGAGGCAGCATTGCACCCTGATCAGTCCTTAACCACTCCCGGACCCTCCATAGCAGCTCATCTCTTAATATTTTAAAGTCACCAATCTCTGTCGTGATCGTTGCTCTTGCTGCAACTTTTATGCTCGTACTGACGATGCCGTTGGTCCGCTGCATGTGAGGAGCTACCCCAGCTCCGACGCCTGTCCCGTCGATATTCGCCCTCGTTATTCCCTTGTGAGTTTGATACCACGCAACCGCACGATCCCCGGTCTCTATTGGATCAACGCCGCTCCATGAGCTAAACGGCGTGAGATAACCTCCATATCGTCCCACCGCAACATTACTGTCATCGCCCATCTCAGCGACATCCAGCCCCATAACTCCGGTAGCTCCGGCGGGTGGTGTCTCACCATACTGAGCGACATATATATCATATCTTGATCTGGCCGCTGATATCCACTCTTCCGAAATTAGCTGGTCGGTGCCCTGCGCAGGATACTGGCCGAGGACCATGTACGAAAAACATGGATTAAGGATCTTGTACTCTCCGGCCACCAACGGCGGATATTGCAATCCGGCCTGTGAGTAACCTATTTTACCCACTAAGTAGTCGGGAAGAGTAAAAACACTCCGCTCACTGGCCTTGTCGCCATCTCTAAGAGGCCTGGCCCACTCATTAATGCGTCTTACGGTTACTCCTCTGCTCACAGCACCGGGGATCTTATCTTCCCCTGTAATGACGTTTGGATGCCGAAACGCTGACAGGTGCACGATGTTAGCTGTTTTGTCACGGATCATCCGATACACCGGGCCTGCGGCATGACGAGGGTTGAACATAATAAGGAGACGGACAAAGCCACCAGACATACAGGACTCGGTACCTCTGTACACTGACCCCGGAATAGCATCGCCCTCGTCAAAGCCAAAAAACATATGTTTCTGATGCTTGCCCGAAAACTTAGCTTCTTTTTCTTGGTCGCTTCCGGCGCTAGGGATGGTAACGCCGATCATATAGTCCTCGGGGCCTCGCCTCACGTCCATTGAGGTTACTGTGTGACCAGTAAAAAGTTGAGGGTGATCCCTTATCACACTACCAATCTCACCCCACAAGAGATTTTTAAGGTTGTCGTAAGGCGGAGCGGCGGCAGTAAAGACCTTGGTATCGTCGAAACAAAGATAGAACCAAACAGCTACACGGGCCGCTGCCCAGGTTTTGCCTGTACCATTCGATGAGACCGCAACAGTTACTTGATTATCTCTCACACTCTCGACCATCGCCCGAAGATCATCGGTCAGAGTCTCACCCAACACCACCTCGATAAATCCTATAGGATCATCCTGATACTTAATGTATTTATCCTCGCCTAAAAAAGTGTTTATTGTCTTAGGCGGAGTCCGGGAAAGGATGGTAGAGACGAGAGCGTTTACTGCCTCGTCTGATAGCTTTATTGGCATATTCATGTCATTCTCTTCTTTTTGGATTACTTTTTGCCCTGTGGCTGGACCGCTAAGCTGTTTAAAATATGATAAGGGTACACTGGCACCCCAGAAAATTAGCGTCGCTTAGAGAGCTACTTTCTTTTTATTTTGTTTCTTCCCTAGAGTTCTGCGAGCCTTGCTGCGCCCCGCTTTGCTAAATGCAGCGGCTATAGCCTGATCCCTCGGGTGACCAGCTTTTATCATTTCTGCGATGTTCCTACCAATATTTTTCTTACCTGATTTTAATGGCATAATTATCCTCCTTGAATGCCTGTTATTATAACTCGGATGAAAGTGGTCGGCTATCAATGAGCGCTGAACGTAAAAGATGACAGATGGAAGTTTAGAGCGAACTGGTCAGACTAGTCTGTTCAGGGTAGATTGAGGCGATAAAAGAGGATCGGAGAGGATATTTACAGGCCGATGGCCTGTGATCGAAACGTGATGTGGTCAGATTACAAGCTAAAGACGCAATGAAACCGTTAAGCTTGGCCCAAGCTCAAGATGGTAGTGTCCCAGCTCAGGAATAAACCCGTTATAAAAATCCCCCTTATATATAGAGAGTTTTTACAATAAAGAAGTCTTGCTTGCGACTTGTAGTAGTTTTACGGACGGAGGTTGATATTTATAATTTACGAAAATAATCTCCTATATATAAGAGAGTTCTTTAAACCGGCCACTGCTAAATAGTAGTGGCCCAAATAGAAATAGCTACAAACCCTCATGAATAAAGGATCTACATATTCTTCCGGCCACTGCTCAAATACCTCCGGCCCAGCCTGAAACCCTCTATATATAAGAGTTTCAGCGATTTTTTGGAGCCTGGGCCACCGGCCACTGCCAAGAAAAATAAAATAGTTTAAGAGCAGTGGCCGTGGCCCAAAGTACCCTCATGAGGGTATAGCTATCTGATATTATTAACGAAGTCGTTCGGCCGGAGCTAAAAACGATATGGCAAGAAGTTGCAAGTATCTAATATAATTAATACTTTTTCTGTCTAAAACCGGCCACTGCTCAGAACCTCCGGCCCTCTTACTGTCACTAAGGATATAGGGTATTTTATACTTTTGGGGCTAAATATCACATAAGTGATTGTTCGTCAGTACATCACCGACACATTGTAGTTTTAGCAGTGTTCATGTCCACTCCCTTAGTCTTTCTAGTCTAAGCCTGTCCAGTGGAACACGTTTTAAATTGATTGATGGATATCGGGTCACGTAAAGGGTATTCTGTATCATATAAAAGGAGAAAAAACATGAAAACAGAATTAGCAGAAAACGTGATAGAGAAAATAGTTATTTTGAAATACACTGATGGCAGCACAGGATACGCTTTGCATTTAACAAATGGCGGGCGGGCTGTTGTTACCGTGGGGCAGCTAATGTCTGCGAGGCTTTCAATGGGATCAATCATAGAGGCTACTGGCAAATGGTATGTTTCCCCCAATCAAAAAGGCTGGGTTAATTTAATAAGGGGATTACTGGAATGTGCTGAAGAGAAAAAAATATCGGCATTCCCCGAGCTTGATATAACAACAATGTTGTTATCCGAATGGCTAACACAGTGGAACAGTAGGTCAGGTTCGGAAAAACTTGACACTTTTGTCAGGATAAACGATAGCTGCGTTATTAAATCTGGCATAATGTTTTTCAAACTTTCCAATCTCAAAGAGAAATTATTCTTACAAGATGTAAAGATTACCAGAACCTTTCTTTGTGGGGTTTTACGTAAAATGAAAGCAAAAAGAACTGAACCCGTTAAAAGGTTTGGCAGCGTGCGAATCCGCACCTGGGAAATTGCCACATCTGATCTCCAACCATAAACCAACCATAAACCAACCATAAACCAACCATAAACCAACCATAAACCAACCATAAATCGACCATAAATCGACCATCTGGGGACAAATTGTCCCCAGTTGTATTATTTATTCTTCAGAAACAGCCCACCGTAAAAACTTTTTTTAAAAAATATCAAAAAAAATGCTCAAAAGGGCTTGACTATTTTTTAGGAAGATTTATATTGTTTCTAACAGACAAAAAAAAACTAAACACAAAACACAAAATCTTAAGGAGAAAGACTATGGACACTGCAAGCCTAAAACAAAAATATAATTTAGCTGCACGGCAAGCTTTTTTTGACGGAATCGATGCTGGCCATGAGAAAGAATTAATAGGATGGATACGTAATAAATGTACCTACGCAGAAAAACAAGAATTTTATATAGTCTTAGGTGTTGGCAGCGAACTGGCGGATATGCAAGCACGCGCCCAAGGTTATGAGAGCGAGGTCCATCGCGCTTTTGAAGTCGCTAAAAGGGATTGTCAGATAAAGGAAGATAAACAAGGAAAATCTAACGCAAGTTTGGCTGGTTGGTAAAAACGTATCGACTGTGATAACTCTCACAACACCTTTAGAGTGGTAAATATATCTCTGCTTACGGCTCCCCGGTGAATTACCGGGGAATATCTTATTAGTCTCCTCAATAAGCTCCGTAAGATCCCTTCTCATCGAAGGCCGTATCAATAAGTTCTTGGATCGCACTCCCTTTGCTGGACGTTTTCGCTAAAGGCTTGCAATATATAGTCTTCCCTTTTCTGCGGACCACCATATAGATATCGTCCATGTAATCGTCATCTACGCCTAGGTCGAATACCTTACGGTCAACGTCCGGGGGTAGGTACATGTATGTTGATGTTGATACGTCGAGCATTTTGACTCCTTTTAATCTTAAGACATTTTATCTCATCAGTCTTTATTATTATCTCCGTCAGCCATCCCTTTACTGTAGGCTATATCCAGGAGTTCTTGTATTTTTTCCACACATTTAGGTAGCCCTGACACTGGCTCGCAAAACACAGTCCTCCCTTTCTTCTGGATTACAATATAATCCTCGTATAAATAGTCGTGACCACGATTATCGAAACCAGAGGTCTTACGGTCAACGTCCATCGGCAGATAGTTGTATGTTGATGTCGTTACTCTAAACATTTCAATTCCCCTTAATCTTGAGACATCTCTCGAAATAAAATACACCATCCCAGGGCTTAGCCTCTATTATAATGCCATAATCGACAGCCACCTTATTAATATAGTGAGCTTTAACTCTCTTATCTAAAGTACGAACAAGCTGTCGGAATCTCTTTAGCGAGTGACTCCGCTTGTAGTGATTACATTGTCTACAGCTAGGGTTCATATTTTCCATATTTTCGGCCGATGGACATCTGCCACCCCTCCGAGGGATAATATGATCTACTTGCATATCCGGGTAGTCTAGGAGCTTGCCGCAGTAAGCACAATGTTTGTCATACTTTTCCCATATCTTTACTCTATCAGCCTTTTTCATTTTCACTCTCTATTTTTTTTCGGTTTTTGTTTGATGCCGAAGTGGACACTGTACCACGCAACACCTTTCTCGTTGCTCCCCTTGTTGAAAAGAATAATAAACCTGCCAAACCTAAAATCTTTCATGGCTTACTCCTATCTAATTATAGAACTTGCTGACCGAACATCGATTTCCTTTGGCTACTAACTGTAAGATTTGCTGTCCGATAGGTTCCTTGCTAAAATATCTGACAGGCACATTACATGTTTCGGCATAAGCTATTTTATTCCTGGTACTTTCGCCAATATAATTTTCGTAATCGACGACAAACAGCTCATCCGCAAGATTTATTTTTTCGAGATACAACTTATCCATCTCAGAAGAGCACCCCTCGTATTCGGCTAAGTGGTTGAGTGGGTAAGGGTACCAATCTGGAAGAAGGCCGAGGCCTATTGTAATCGCATGCTCGTCACGCTGGATAAGCCATTCGGTGACCGCCATCATTTCGACATATCGCCTCGATCCGCATACAACGACAACTTTGGACGTCCTCATTACGTTAACTCTCCTTGCCTGGCTACAAGCGCAGCTTTTACTTGCTCTGCTATCTCGGGCGGAAAAATCTGAAACATTTGGGCCAAGAATGGTCCATCCATAACAAACTCTTTGATCTGCTTTTCGGACCATCCTTCAAAGCGCTGATATGCCAATTTAGCCGCCGCAGGATCTCCAGTAGCTGCCTTTGCGAGTAGACCTGTATCAACTTTGGCGAGCTGTGCTGCGTAGCACTTACGCCTAAGTTCCAGAGCCTCAAATTCGATATCCTTAAGCTCGTCTGGGGAGAATATCTGATACAGTACTGTGCCTTCGGAAAATCCTAAAACATCAGTGGACAGCTTTTTCCGGCTGACGGGTTTATTGTCTGGGTTACTCAGGTACTCAATCAGCACTGCTCTGTGCCTCGACTTACACTTAACTGATCGCTCTTTTTCTCTCATATTTTTCCCCTTATATGAACAAAATTGCTGCTATTGCTCCAACGCTGACAACAAAAAAGAAGAAAGTTATATCCGTGTATTTCATTTTATATCCTTTCGACGCTCGTCGCAATGACGGCATTTTTCTTATACAGTTTTATCGCTTCCAGCGGACATCTGCATATAAAATCTCTTTCCATGGCCAAGGCCTCTTCCTCGCTGTCGTAAAAATCTAGGCACAGTTGATGTTCCACTTCGACAGTTATTACTGTTTTAATTTTAAGCTGCTCACCACCCCTATTGGTTATCATCTTAGTCGCTACCTCTCATTTGTTTGTATATATCGTCTCCACGTGATCCGACCTGTGTGTACCACAGACTATTCTTAATTTCTTTAGCGGCAAGAGGATAGTTTTTATTCTTGACGGCTTTTATCATTTTATTGAATGTCCTGAAACCTGTTGCTCCCAGGGTATATCGCATATCGATGAGGGCGTTGTGTCGGTCTAAGCTCATAGATTCGAAAGAATCACCGAATATTTTAAATAGATCGGATTCGCAGTCCCTTATGTCGTTTATCAGTAGTGTTCTGGCTTCACCTTTAGTCATGCCCTTACTTTCCAGGTTTCGGCCATAACCTATAAGCAGTGCTCCCTCGGGGCCTCTAAAAGCTGTCGACACAAAACCCTCGTGTTCCACTATTTGTCTCTCGATGTTCGTCATTTCTTTTACCTTTGGTCTATAATTATCTGAGACAACTACCTTAAAATCTAACAATAAGAATATTATACACCCAGCCAGTACAGCCCACCGCATATCAATAAATGATCAGACTGACTAGTCTGTCTAGTGCTATACCTCCATCCTCTTCGTCCAGCCAGCCTTGCATGAGGTCCTCGATATATTCTTCCTTTGTACCTCCCCAGATAGCTTCACTGTCTTCCATATTCAATCCTTTTCTGATGGCCTCAGTGAGTGCATCAAGTACAATGCCTTCAACTTTCATCCTTGTTTTCTTCATGTAATTCCTCCAATGTCTCCAATGTCTCCAATGTCTCGGTAATGGCTTCAAGGAGAAGAGCTTCCATCTCTTTTCTCCTTATTTTTGTCAATATTATCCGTTCTCTTAGCTCTTTATTGTCAACACCATTGTCAACATTATCGTCGTTTCGTTTTTTCATATTATTCTGCCACGTTAATAGTCGGTTGGGCGCAATAGTCAGAGACCCATTCTTTTGGAAAAAGACTGCCACCGATAAAATCTGCATCATCTTTATCGAGTATCTGAGCTTCGGCATCTGAGAAATCTGCCCACTGTTCAGTGAATCTCCTTAAATCTTGTGTCTTACTACCCTTGCTTCCAGTGTATAATCCGTTAACTATCATAACTATTCTCCTACCAACCACACGATTTTGTTGAGTTTGCCCGAATAGGCATAATGCCATATTTCGTCTAAATTATCTCGAAAGGTTTCCAGCGCTTTGACCGACAAGACGTACCACAGAGATGGCGGTACATCTTTCAGCCGATGGAAGAAGGTGTTGAAGTCTTTACCTGTCTCGACGTAGAGCGTTATTGCCTTACAGCGTCGCTCTGCACTTAGCCAGGTATCAGCTAAGACCTTTTTTCCTTCGTAGTTGTGCCTGGCCAGGAGATATGCCCGGCTTAGGTCTACCGCCACCATTCTTTTCATTTTGGGTTACCCTCTGCGTCACGACCAGCACTGTATCCAACATCATAGCCTATAGTATACCCTTCCAGATAGGCGTCATCTGAAATATCATCCGAGATATCTATATCATCGTATGTATCCCCGAGAGCACTTCGAGCGTCTAATCCTTCGGTATCACATACTTCGCTATATGTAATAAGATTGTAGCCGTCATCAAATCCGTCATCGTATCCATCCTCATATGCTACGTCATAAACAAAATTGTATGATGGGTCTTTTTTGTCGTGTATCATTTCTGTTCCTCCAGTGGTTAGATTTTTGTCTGTTAGAAACAATATATATCATATGAGAGAAAAGTCAAGTGCTTGGAGCAATTTTTATCGATATTTTTTGAAAAGTGTTGGTCGTCATAATCTTCACACTACTCTTCACACTACTCTTTAAATCCATTTCTGTATCCGGTTTTATATCCGGCGCTATATTTGGCGCTGCACCCGTCCAGGTCTTCGTCTGGGGTTTTTCTCGGGATTTCATCTTCAGGGTCATAATCATACGCGTCATCATATCCATCCCTAAATCCGTCGTCGTATCCACTCTCATATTCATTCTCGCACTCACTCTCGTCTTCATCGTCCAGTATGTCAACACTTATATTTTTCATCGACCCTTTCGTCCACCACATCGTCCGTCTCCGTATCCGTTACCGTATCCGCTCTTAAGCCCATCAACATATCCTTTAATATATTCTTGCCCCGTTTTATCTATAAGGATCGTATTTTTGTTTTTCGTTTCGCACTTATATCCCATATCGTATCCTATAGCATATCCGTCCGAATATCCATCGGCAAATTCGTTGCCAATTTCGGCACATGCCAGCAATACACTCGCCGATATCCCCTTGTTGTTTGTTTTTAATTTCAATGTCCTACCTCTGCCCTTCTCCCGTCAAAATATCCATCATTATATCCCATACCGTGCCCACTGTTAAATCCGTCTTTGTATCCTTGGTTGTAACGAGCGTTATTCTTTTCTGCATGTCCCCGTTTCATTAACAGCAGAGTGCGCAAAAGTTTGGCTATTGGTCGAGGGACAGCCCATTCACCTTCATTCATCATTTTCACGAAACTAAGCTCAACGTCCAGGGCCTCAGACACTTCGTTGAGTGTCATCCTGAGTTTTTTTGTAATCTCCCTGAATGCTATGTGGTCCATTATGGGAGTTTTTTTAACCATCAGGACACCTCCGAGTTGTATTCGGCAAGTTGACCGTCCAGCAGGTCGACAAGTTCTTCCGTTGTACAAACTTCGGCCATCTCCAAAAAATCCAGGATCTCCTCGACGTCTCCCAGCTCTGCCATTATCTGTCTTTCTGTGTATACAGCTTTCATAATTTGCCTCCCAAACCTAATATTGTTCGAATATCTGTTTTTCGATAATATAATTTTTGCGCTCTTTTTGCTGCTACCGACATAACGTATGATGCGTCATGATCTGCATAGTAGTAAACCGTCCTAACTATAGTCCTTAGCCAATCCGTGGTACCATCAGCGTTGTAATATGTAACTTTACCTAATCCAATCATGGCGCACACCTCTCACATGTTGTATGTTGCGTTATGATGAGTATTTTACCGAATACCAACGACGAATTTGACTATGCTGACTGCTTTGACCCGGGAGAGGGCAATCTAGCTACAGATAGTCAGCGTAAGCAGCATCAAGGAAACCCTTACTCTCCTGATTCTGAGAAATGGCAACATAGGGACTGTCCTTTCTGCTTCGAACCTTTCGCTGTAAAAAAAATGAAGGTTCGGTCAGGTCAGACCTGTTGGATTTGCGGAAATTGCCACAGGAGAGTAAGGTAGTCATTATCTGTTTTCCTTCCTGGATGCTTGCACCACCTTGCGATGTTTCTTTTTATTCGTTGCCGCTTTCTTTGGTCTTTCGAATTTGCTGTCTGCCGTAAAGCTCCATGGAGCTGGTCTAAACATTTGGAAAACTTCTCTTTGTTCCATTTCTTTTAATTTCATCTTCATACCCCTATCACATCTGGTTAAGGTTATTTTTTGTATCCATTTCAAGCCCTGTCCTCGCAGGGCCTGAGGTTGAGACAAAAAAAGACTAACCTTCCCAGGCTAGACGCCCGGCAACGCCTCTAAAAATGAGCGCTTCTCCGAAAAAATAAGATCCGCTTACATCTTTGGCATCAGAGGTAGTATTTTTCCATGCAACGTCGTAGAATTTTTTGTCATAAATTTTTATTATTTGCACATCCAAAACATCTGATATATCATAAAGCAGGTGACTCCCCATGCTCAAGACAATCTCTTTTTCGATCATCTCCATGTTTTGGTAATACGTTCCACGATCTTCAAAAGTATTAATGTTCATTTTTTCTCCAGTAGTTAGATTTTTTTGTCTGTTAGAAACAATATAAATCTTCCTGAGGAAAAGTCAAGCCCTCCTAGGAACTTTTATTGATATTCTTTCAAAAGTTCCCTGAATCTGGCAATCGGTTCTTCGGCCACTGAACACCAAAAATACAAATATGGTTCAGATTCTTCAGAGAAAAAGAAGTCGAGCGCATTTTCCTTTAGCTCCAACCTTTTCCCTTTCGTTGTATCCTTATATATAACGTGCTGTAAATCTGTGCGATCTTGACCAGTCACGTCGTCTACAGCGTCCAAAAGTAGTGTTAGTGCTAAAGATTTATAACTCATAATTGCACCGTGCGGTAAGGACACCGCCCTCCCGTGTCACGAATAAAAGTCTTTAAATTGGGATTAGTGTAGGATACTTCGCATTTTTCGCAACGTCCTAATGTGTTACTGGGACAAGCGTTTCTTGGAGAAAATCCATGAGAAGAATACTGATCTGTCTGCCTCTCGCACCACACGAGACGTATTTTCCCTACAGTTTTAATCTCTCTGATCCAGGCCCTGTTGGGTTTTATCGTTTTCCTACCACACCACGACTTAAGATCTTTTTTTGACTCAAACACCCTGGTTATACAGTGACCACATTTTAGACATTCAAAATCTTCTTTTATTTTTTTGTGCTTACCCACAGTTTAATTTCCCTCTGTCATAGCCGGCGTTATAGCCTGTGCTCCATCCGATTACATAGCCATCTGTCCGATCATCACCATAATCATTTTTTTTGTTCCCAAGTTCTGATCCGGCCGCATATCCTGTATTATAGCCAGTATCCCATCCAGTGTCCCAGCCATTTTCGTGTCCTTTGTCATAGCCAATATCATGGCCTGTGTCCCAGCCGATTTTATAGCCATCTTTTTTTCCATCTTTATAACCAGTCGAACGTCCTGTTTCATAACCAATCGAACGTCCTGTTTTGTAACCAATATCATAACCTTTGCTCCAGTTATGCTTGCCTTCTTCTTTACCCTTTTCATATCCTTCTTTTGCTGCTTTTTCCATCAATTCGTCAAACTTCTTCTCTGATATCATAAATGTAGTTGCTTCAACTTTGACAATATCCATAATTAATCTCCTATAAAAACGGGTTGCGGTATCCTCTGCTGTGCATGATACCAACAGTTTTTCTCGCCCTAGTGACAGCCACGTAAGCACAACGACACTCGTCGTCCCACGCATCACTATCCTTCTGCATAGCTTTTTTTATTCTCGCTGTTATCCCGGCGTCTAGCCAAACATGGTCAGCCTCTCCTCCTTTTGCTGAATGGTAAGTCCCTACACACACTTTCGGGGTCTCAAAAAATTGATCTGGATTGTTTGCGGCTAAGTGGTACACAAGGTCTTTACTCTCAGATTTTACCTTAAAATAATCCGAGATTTTACCCTGCTTTTCCAAAAATGTTCCCAGGAAACCCATGCCGAGTAAACCAAAAAATTCATAAGTCTTTTTTTCTGTGAGCGGTAAACTTTCAATTTTCTTTTTGGATCCACGTGCCAGGCAAAGCTTGGCTACACAGTTTTTTGCCATTTGCTTGACCTCATAAATGTTAAGCTCTTCGCCCTTTAGCATCCTCAGGTATATCTTGATTGATTTAGCACCATCAAGATCCAGGGGATTCCAAGTTTTATCTTCTTTTCGATATTGGTTACAAAAGGGAATATTTTGTTTTCTTAGTGCTGCAATATACGGCTTAACCTGGTAGTTGCAACGGCACAAGATCATATGTGTGCCTGGCAGTGACAAGTCCGGTTGCTGGACGTTTATAACCTGACCCTTACCATACTCTAATGTTGACTCAAAGTCAACCAGTTCTTTAATGTTTGCCTGCCGAATAATCTCGACCGACTTACTGAGTACCGCCTGTGACAGTCGATAGGATTGGGTAAGCGGTATGACTTTATCCGCCTCGAGATTAATAAAACTGTTGGGGTCAGCACCGGCAAACCGAAACACGCACTGATTTGCATCACCGGCCCACAATACAGAGTCGCACTGCTCACCCCATTGCCGAATCAGTGCAGTCTGTAGCGCCGGGAGATCTTGTGCCTCGTCGACCATAAGGATCTTAATCTCTGGCGAGAGCTCTCTACGGATACACTCCTCCAACATACCATTAAAATCGACTTTGCCCTCATTTAACATATACATAGACCAGACTTTGCCGAACTCTACACATTCTGCCGGCCACTCGTTTTTAGGTACAAGCTGGCTGCGCAGTATTTGCATCTGGTTAAAAACCTTATCGTTTCCCTCGTATTCTCTTTGTCCGTCTTCGTTTTTTCCTCCACCTGATATTGCAAAGGCCGGGTACATTTCATTGAATTCTCGGATGTTTTTGGCCGTTTCCATTACATCATCTTTTTTTGTACCAAGAAGCTTGAAACAATGGCTATGAATGGTCCTAATATTTGGAATATCTTTGAAAGTAACATTCAGCTTTTTCTCTACTCTCATGCGGGCCTCAGCGACTGAGGCCACTGTATAAGAGACGACACCGAGGTCCTTAGGAAAATACTTGTCGCACGCTTTTTCTATTTGGCGCAACAGATAAGCTGTCTTACCAGTTCCAGGAGGACCAATCACTTTATATATTTTAGGCATATTATCTTACCACCATCCAGGAAGAAGTCTTTGTATTAACCCTGTATCCACATACTTATTCCATACATTAAGCAGCCCGTCGCAATCATATCCCTCAGTACCACCGCATCTTTGATAATGGCACATAACTGATTCGGCACGTGCCATCGGAGGACCGTACCTTTCGCAACATTGACATTTTGCAGACCGTCCGTTATCAAATATCCACACTCTCGGCTTGTGTCCACATTTAGGGCATTCCTTCCAGTTTGTTGGGTTAGATGGAGGGATATAATCGGGACTCGCACGGAATTCCCAACTATCAGAAACACTCATGCTGTTCATAGATATAACTCCATTAACTGTTCTAATCTTCGTAAGAATTGAAGAAAGTTTCTTCTTTTGACAATCCGCAAGATATTCTTTGCATTTTCAGGAAATTAGCCAAAGTGTAAATAAAATGTTTGCCATCTTCGTTTATTTCGTCCGTAATGATGAGGTGCTGCAACTCTGCATCAAAATCGGATCGCTTGAAATGTTTGCCAACTGAATTGAGAAATTCTCCTTGTTCGTCGCTGCTACATTCAATAAAAAGATTAGCAAGATCGTCAGGAGTAAGGTCTATTTCAATGTTTACTTTCATTGGTTCCATTAGAGTCTCCTTATTAATCCTCAAAAAGTTCTTTCTGCGGTGACGCAACCATAGTGACCGCATCTTTAATCTTTGTCTTAACAAAAGATATTCCCACACAGATGTTGGTATTTGGTCCGTCCTCTTCGAGTTTGACAGGCAAAGAGATTGTCACTATGCCATCAAGCTCCGCTGCCTCTTCAATCTCGGTACTGTAATCACCCAATAAAGAATTTACTCCATCCGATATTTGTTTAATCAAATCCGTATCTATTTTCATTTTTTCTCCTTTAAATGAAGTTCAGCCAGGCCTTTATCTGGCCGTTGACAGGCCTGGCTATTGATAAAATCCCTATGTTTCGTTTCCAGTAATTATTTCTCCACGCATTATTCCTCTCCATTGCTCAACAATAGCCTTCACCTTCTGCGCCCCTCCGGTATCAGCCACGGCCAGACCGAGATTCCGCAGAAATAATTCGGAAGATTCTATCCCGTCATTATTCTGGAAAGAGATTGATACCTGGCCTTCAAGCGCCGCTGCTTCTTTAGTTTCTGTAGAATTTACCCCATCCGACACTTGCTTGATCAAATCCGTATCTATTTTCATTTTTACAATTTCTCCATTTAAGAAAATTCAGTCCGACCGCTGTTAGGCCGGGCTATCGTTAAAATCTCTATGTTTCGTTTCCGGTAATTATTTCTCCACGCATTATTCCTCGCCACTGAGTGATAAGCGCTTTGAGTTTTTGTGCGTCTTCGACGGTCTTCACTATTGAGGCGGGACCAACCTTCCGTAAAATCACTTCGCTCACAGTATCACTGATCTGGTTAAGCGAAAACTCAGTTTCAACCAACTGATAAGGTATACTTTGCGAAGTTAAAAGAGATACGTATAGGTCAATCGATTTTATGCTGGTCGGCGGAGATGTCAAACGCATAGGCATCATGGACCCGCCTACCAAAACGTGTACCCTTTTATTGTTCCTACATGCCTTACCTTTGCCACCGCTCGAACAACTCCCAAATTGGTTCATTGGGCAATCGACACAACTTCCAGACTCACTCTGTATATCCTGGGAGGACATGTCCGGGGTTACGCCGTTCAAACTGAAGCAATCTGGAAGATCGGTACTTCCATTTTCGTAAGATTTGATCCAGTAAGCATTTGTTCTGTTCATATCAATGATAACTCCGGTAAATGTCTGTACCTTGGAACCATCGGGAAGAAGAAACATTTCAGCTTGATGGAGTATCTTTATTTGTGGAAGCTGTGCCTCAACTCCTTCCATGTTATCACCGAGGTCGAACTGGTCTGCGCCGACTACCGGCATATATTCTCCTACCTTGACTGCTACGTCTTTTGTCTCTGCCATTTTGTACTTTTCTCCTTTTTTCTTTGGTTGTTTATGCTTCTGCTATTTTTTTTACTACGTTTTCGTAGGTTTCTTGCAGTTTAAAACCGTCAGGATCACCTGTAAAATATATTGTGGTGTTGTTGTCATCGAAACGAAGAAAAAATTGTATTTTATCAACAGCAATAGTAATGTTATTACCAATCTTTGACGTAAACTCAACCATTTTCATCTCTTTCCTACTCCCACTCCGTTAACTATTTTCATATTTTAGATTAAAGTATTTTATGCTTCTGCTATTTTTTTGACTACGTTTTCGTAAGTCTCAAGTACTGTGTACTCTTCCTGGTCGCCGACAACATATATTGAGGTTTGTACGGGACTCGCATTTTCAATAGCAGATATATTATTAACGACAAAAGTAATTTTGTTGTCCGTAAACAACGTAAACTCAACCATTTTCATCTTTTTCTTACCCCCACCCTGTTAACTGTTCGAATTTTTATTCCCTCATTTTCTCCAGGAACCTCTCCAGTGGTCTCAAAGTTTTCTTTTATTGCCGCTGATAATGATCTGGCGTTGACAGCCAGCTTTATTATGTCATCAAATCCGGCACCCCTTATCCACTCATGGGCTTTTTCTGTACTGCTGGCGTCAACTGATGCGTAAGAGTCAACTTTTTTAAAAAAAGTATGTTCTGTAGAACTGAAAGATTCCAGATTCAAGCCTTCCATTATAGCAAAAAGTTCGGTCTCTTTTTTAAGTAACTTTTCTTTTCTGCCTTTAAGATTATTCTCTTCGGTCTTTATGCTTGTCTTTTCCTTTCCATATTGTTCTGCGAGTAGAACGATATCGACCGGGCTTTCTTCGGTATCACCACCGAAAAAATCCAGTGGATTACCTTCCAACGTCATTGTATCTTTTGATTCTAACATTTGCCGTCTCCTTATAGATCCTCGGCGGAAGCCAAAATAACGCCTTTTTTTATGTAGTCGAAAGATACACCTACACCTGACACCATAACGTCTTTCGATGCGCACCAATAACGCCCAGGCCGGCCGTCCCATTCTAATCCGTCAGGATGTATCATCCTTGCCTCTTCTTTATTGTCGGCGCAAACTATAGCCGAGGTAAAAGTGTCACAATCTTCATTTACATCTTGTGAAATTTTATATAAAAACATCATATGTTCTCCTGTATTCTGACTACACTATACACCATCTGAAGAAAATTGCAAGAACTATTTTCCGCTTTTCAGATAATTTAATATAGCCATGCTCGTATCTTTTTTCTTTGACACGGCATCGAGAATAACTGAATCTAGCGTTTTCGCTGCCAGCAGATAATAGTATGAACATTTACTGTTCTGCCCCTTTCTGTAAATCCGATCTCGGGATTGTTTCATGTTGTCATAGCTGTAGCTGATACTATAATAGATACTCTCAGTGCAATTTACCAAGGTATGACCAAACCCTACTGACTTGGGGTGGCAGATGATATATTGGAGATCGTTGCCCTTGAAAGCTTTGAGCGTTATCTGTTTTTGATTCTCAGGTATTGTACCGTTCAATATACCGCTGTCTAACCCTTTCTTTTTTAGAGCTTTCTGGATAACAAGAGCCTCTTTTTGAAATTCTATCCAGATAATTACTTGTTTTTTCCCGATGTCTTCGAGCAGGGCTAAAAGCTCGTTGAGCTTGGAATTCCCGATATCAAAAATTTCAGTTTTCTTCTTTATTTTTCCGTTGACTTCCGCAGTTGTCGTGTCCATAATAAAGCCAGACGACACCTGACGCAATTTCATTCTGGCCACCAGAGCGCTGGGAGAGGTGATCTGTTCTCCGTTTTCCAGTATGGTCATAAGATCATTTTTGATATTTTTATAATGGACCATCTCTTTTGGAGATAGCCGAAATATTCTCTTAGATTCGATCTTATCCGGGAGATCTAAGACATCATTTTTGTCCACATACTCAGCTACCGTTCGGATATCGGTTGTTAGTTTCTCTTTATATTCGGGCTTAACCTCCCAGGTATATCCACCATATCCGGCAGGATAAAAATATTTTAACCGGAATTTGTAGAACGACTTGCCCCATAACAAGGGGTCGAGTATTCTGATTTGTGTCCAATATTCCAGCATGCTATTGGGTGCAGGGACTCCCGACAATTCATAGACATACTTCATGTTATCACAAAATTCAATAACTTTATCGGCCGTTGACCCTGCTTTCCACGTTCTTATCCTGGCTGATTCATCCAGGATAACCATATTATAGCCAGCACCGGCGAGTCTTTTGTCTATGGTCCTAAAAGATTCATAGTTAACGATACCCATATTTTTCTCAAGGGCTTTGTCAAATGCCGACGGACTTTTTTTCTTTGCGGCCCACAGGTTACTTGCGTCGATATCTTGATATCTGTTGCGAATTTCTTCGAACCATGCCCCCTCTATTAGAGACAACGGACAGATAACGAGGGTTTTTACTCTATGGTGTCTATATATCTCTAGTGCCGAGCAGGTCTTGCCGGTGCCTGTGTCATGGTATATGCCTCTCCTGTTCTGCCGTGCAGCTTTTCTCAGTGCCGTCTGCTGATGTTCCATAAGGAAGGAGGGAACAACGAGTTCTTTTATTTCTTCTGCTGGTTCTGGTGGCAGCAAGCCGGAAAAAAGCTTATTAAGGCAAATGCGGTTCATCAGGTTGTTCGGAGCAGACCACAGTTTAGTGACTTTACTCCATCGCATCCCAAAATACTGACACTTAGCCACCTTTTCCTTGTCGTAGGAAAATGAAAGTTTAATATTTTTTTTGTCTACAAAAACTTGCATAATTCTCCTTTATGCTTCAAACAAGACTCACCGTTAAGGACTGATTCGAAAATAATCTAACGGCACAATACCACAATCGTCCCTCAAAGTCAATAAAAATCCGACATCTCCATTATTTTGTTGACATATTTTGAAAGTAGTGTATAATCTCTTATCAATAGGTATATAATAAGGAAGGCTTAATTGTCAAACAACGACAGAGAAACTGCAGAAGGAGTAAATGTGAAAAAAGAGAAACACGGAAATAGCAATGGCATAATAAAACTTTCACCTCAGGTGATGGACTTGCACCTTGACGACGACGACCGTCCCGAAAAAAAGATCCAGAAGAGTATAACGGATTACCTGAAGACTGTTCCCTCGTCAAACTTCGCAAAGATTGCTCAAGGGCCATGGAGTAAAGGTGGCGTGAGCGATATTGTGGGTTGCTATTTGGGTCGATCTGTGGTAATAGAGGTTAAGCGTAGATTGACAAAGCCGACGGAACTGCAAAAAAAATATCTCAACGACAACGTGGAAGCCGGAGGATTCTCTGCTATAGCTCGGTCGGTGGCCGATGTCAGAGCAGTACTAAAAAAGGTGAAGAGCTGATGGACTCAATGGACTTAATTAAAGCCTACGAACTTAAAATATCTGAACTCAAGGAAGACGAAGCTCTGGCGATAAAAAGAGGAAACTTCTATGATGCGAGACTGATTTATGGAATAATAGCTCAGATGGAAAGACTTCTTGCGGAAACGCGAGAATAAATCAAAACAGACGCAGAAACGGAGAACAGCTATGGAAAAACGGGAGATATTGTTGCGATGTTATGGTAAAAGATGGATCGGAAGAGATATTGGATGCCTTTTAAAAGAAATATAATAAGAGGTTAAAATGAATTTCATAGAAGCTCTTAACCTCAGAATATCTGAACTTCAAGAAACCGAATCCATAGCAATACACATCAAAGATCTACATGAAGCGATATTAGCACACGGAGCGGTGATCCAGATGAAAAAATTTCTCAAAGAAATGGAGAGTAGCGCATGAATAATGTTTTGGAAATTGTTGGTGCCCTTGAAGGCAAACCCAACGGAGATAATTCCTGGCAGTGCCACTGCCCTGTACACGATGACAGGGAGTCAAGCTTGTCCGTTAGCGTATCCAATGGAAAGATATTGTTCCATTGTCACGCTGGCTGCTCACAGTCTGCTGTCCTGGAAGAACTTAAGAGAAGAAACTTGTGGACTGAAAAAAGCATGGTAGCAAAAAAGAAATTGGTTGAGACTTATGATTATGTGGACGAAAAAGGTAATCTGTTATATCAGGTCTGCCGTTTCGAACCCAAAACTTTCAGGCAACGCCGACCAAATGGCAGCGGTGGGTGGGTCTGGAACCTAAAGGATACAAGGCGGGTCTTGTATAACCTGCCACAGGTTTTAGTGGCAGAGCAGGTATTTATTTGTGAGGGTGAGAAGGATGTCGCTACACTCGCAGCTCAGGGGTTGGTAGCGACCACCAATGCAGGCGGGGCGAGTAGTTGGATAGTGGAATATTCGGACTCTCTGAAGAACAGAGAGTGCGTTATATTACCAGACAATGACAAGCCTGGGAAAAAACATGCCTTAGAGATAGCTCGATCTTTGGACGGGAAAGCTGGGTCGGTTAGTATTGTTGAACTTCCAGGCTTACCCGATAAAGGCGATGTTTCAGATTGGTTTGCTATTGGGCATACCAAAGAAGATATGTTGGATCTGGTGGATAAGTTCAGATTTATCGCATCACACGATATGCCAGATTTCTCAGAACCAGAACTGAGCGAAGAACCGACAGCACAGGTGCCAGCAGTGCAAGCCACGGCAGTGCAGACCCTTGTAGCACAAGATATCGTCACAGTCGAAACCAGTGTCATGGCCACACGACTTTCGGAAAATTATTTAGAGAAGAAATATACCAAAGATGAGACAATAGTCTTCCTTGGGGAGTGGAATAAGAGCAATACTCCGCCGCTTTCCTTAAAGGATATCAAAAAAATCGTTAACTCAATATACCGTGAGCATGAGCAGAAACATTTTCACGGCATTGCAGAGGCAGTCAAAAAGATTACCATAATGAAATATCCAGATGGAAGCACAAAATATAGTCTGGACCTTGGACAGGATCGAACCACGCTGCTTATGGTAGACGACCTTATGTCTAGCAGGCGAACAATAAATAAGATAGTGGAGGCTACCAGGGTAGTTTTTAATCCTCCGAAACAAGAAAAATGGCTAGATCTGGTAAGGACTTGGCTCGAATCGGCGGAAGAAATAAAGGTATCCATAGAAGAATCCGAACTCGGAATCATAAAAGAAATTCTCGGTGAGTGGATGGCCCAATGGAACATGCAAAAAGATTCTGAACATATGAGTCTTCCCGCTATGCTCAAAAATAGCTGTGTGATAGATGAGGGCACCCTCTACTACACTTTGACGCACCTGGAGGAAGAACTACGCTTTAAGAATGCAAAGTTCACTAGAACGCTATTGTGTGAGTTTCTGAGGAAGCTGGGATCTAAAGTAACTGAACCCCGTAAAAGGTTTGATTCATCAAGAATAAGAACCTGGGAGATTGCGGAGTCGAGTTGTGAATAAAAGCTCCTTATATATAGAGACTTTATGTTCATTAAGGTCTTGCTTGCGACCTACTATTGTTCTTTATGCCTGGGACACTACTCAAAACCAGTGTCCCAAATTGTTCTCTATATATAACAGTCTGTTAAGTATCTTTACGGCCACTACTTGTATGCCACTGTCCCTGCTGAAACCCTCTATATATAAGGGTCTCGGTAATTTTGGGCCATGGCCAGTACTATTTTTTCTTTTAAGAAAAAAGCAGTGGCCCGTGGCCAAAGAGTCTATATGCGGGGTTAACTATCTAATATTATTATTAAATGTAGTAGGCCACTCCATATTGAGTAGTGTCCCAACAAGACATAAAGTGTTAATATAGTTAATAAAAAAGGCGGGCCACCTCCACATAAGGTAATGGCCCATTAAATAAACGTCTAAACGGAGAGATAAAATGAAAAAGGCAGATCAAGATTTTTACGATTACGTTGTAACTGAATCGTTGGACCCAGATTTCACCCAGAAGATCAACGAAATGTATAGCGCTTTTATTTCCGGCATTAGTTGCCCTGCCTGCGGCGGAAAAAACATTAAGATCATCATAGATCCTAAGGTTGTGATATGGTGCAATAGCTGCCGGGAATATCGTGACAATATTTCCCTTGACAGAATAGAGGACATAGATTATAGTACAGTGGAAATGCTACACGAGAGCAAAATTATTGACATATTGAAAAGGAGTGAGAAGATATGAATAAAGTCAATACGGGGAGGGTACGGTCATAACTTACGAATATCAATGTAAGGTATGTGGGCAGGTTATGGATGTTAGCCATTCATTTCTTACGAAAAACAGAACTATACTCTACTGTCCTTACTGTGACAGGGTGCGACCAGTAAAAAAACTCATATCTGCCTCATCTTTTATTTTAAAGGGTAAAGGGTGGGCCAAAGATGGATACTCAAAGGTAAACAAATGAAGAAGTCGAAAAACAAAATAGAGAAAAACGAACATATCCTCCGTTTGGATTTTGATACAGGCAGTAGAGAGTTTATCGAAATCTATGAGATATCTCCTGATGGTAGCCAGGTTCGTACGCAAGACGGATGGATACCATCATACAAAGAAGGAGTCATCACACAGAGACCATTGCATGAGACCGGATTTGTGACATCACAACAAGTTGAGGCAGCGATACGTTCTGAAAAAGAGCTCCTAAAAGAAAAAAAGTTTAAGGAAACAGCGGGCTATAGGGCCGCTAAACTTTACCCAATAAAAGAATGGTTGGAGGAAAAGGTATGAGTGGTGGGCACTTCGATTATGTGCAGTATCGTATAGAAGATCTTGCATCAGAGGTGGACGAACTAATCAAAAACAATGACGATGAGGACCTTGGCTATCATTTTTCTTCGCAGATAATCTATCGATTTAAGGAGGCTGCACATGTAGCAAAGCAAGCCGCAGAAATGGTTCAAAGGATCGACTGGCTTGTAAGCGGAGATGACAGCGAAGAAGATTTTTTAACCCGTTGGACCGAAGAGGTGCGTGAATGAAAGTAATAGTACATGATGTGGAGATCAGTGCAGAAAAACCATTTTGTCTTATCCCCGTATCCGATATTCATATGGGACACGTGGATCATGATAAAGACTTTGCCAAAAAGACAATGGCCTGGATAGCGGAGAAGGGCGCCTCAGTTATTCTCTTGGGAGACATGATTGACGGCATCTGTCCGAAAGATCTCAGGTTTGAGAACACTTCCATAGCTGATGAGTTCAAAGTTCATCTGGATAATCTGCACCACAAACAGGTAGAAGCACTCCTAAAACTGGTCAATCCTATAAAGGAAAACATTATCGCCGTAATGGGCGGTAACCACGAGGAGGTTGTTAAGAAACATTACAGCTATGATGCCACACAGGTTATAGCGGAGGCCCTGCAGAAACCTCTTCTTCCCGATCCAGCATATGTCGTCTTGAGGTTTAACCATGGCGGAACAAAAAGATTGGTCAGTATCTTTTGTACACACGGTCAGTTCCTCGGTGGGCGCAAGAGGGGCGGGAAGGTAAACCGGATGGAAGATCTGGCGAGCGACCATGATGCTGACATCTACTTAGCCGGGCACACCCATGACATTTGGGAGACAAAAACCTGTCGGACAGGAATTTCCAGAAACGGTAAGTATGAAAAGCAGCGGAAAAGATTTATCAATACTGGCTCATTCATGGACACTTACCTTGAAGGTGATTACTCAACATGGGCAAGTCGGAAGCTGTTTAGCCCTATTGACCCGGGCGTGGCCAGGATTGATTTCTATGCAAAAAGGAAGGGTGGCAACAAATACGTCGACATTCATGTGAGGACATAACTCATGATACGTATGCCATTAATGAGACCTGTCCCATTCTGTGTAGAAGATGAATTCTCTAACTATACTCGCAGGTGGGAGCTTATGGAGGATTATATCATATTCGATAATTTTATACCTTCAGGGTTTATCTTCGACGGTGCCAGCATTCCAAAGTTTTCCAGAGGTTTGCTGTCACCCGTAGGTATATTACTTGTTCCGGCATTGGCCCACGATTATTGCTACCGCTATCATCGAATATGCTATATGGATGTACACGGATTCAAGCATGACAAGCCCATAACGAAAGAAGATTCGGACCTGCTTTTCTTAACGATAGCAAACAAGGTCAATCATATGCCGAAAATTAACAAGATCGCTTACAAAGCGGTAAAATATTTTGGGCGTAAAGCCTGGAACAAACACTTTAAATAGGAGACTTTATGGATAATCCATTGAACTTAGTAAAACCCTATTCTCTTAAACCCACAGCAATGACTTGCGACAATCCTCCAGATTTTATTCCTGAAATCACGATAAAGACCACAGATAACCCACTCGATACTCAGATCGGTGGAGACCATTATAAGGGGTTTGAGATTCAGCCCGTCGAGTTCACTATAATGAATAAGCTCAGTTTCCCAGCAGGATGTATCGTTAAATATATTAGCCGGTATGATAAAGATGGAGGTAAAGGATTACAGGATCTTAAAAAGATAAAACATTATGTTGACCTTATCATTCAGCTTGATGGATGGACCGAAGAAGGTAAAAACATATACTAAGGTATAGGTGGCACTATGAATTTAATACAGATAATAGAAAAGTCTGGAGGTCCTAAAACGATACATAATATTGTGTCATGTGACATCCGCGGAAGGTCATTAATCAATGTGAATTTTCACCCACCATTAGCTGATGTTTCTTTCTTATTTAAAGATAGAGAGGAGAGAGACCTTGAGTTTAACGATATAAGGGAAAAAGTAGGAGGCTTAATCTATGCCAACGACAATGTTTGAGAAAATAGTAAGATATATTCGAGTACTTTCACCAATGTGCAAGTTCGAAACGCCAGAGATATTATGTAATAGCAAAGAGCTCTTTGTGCGGCGTCGATATGAAGAGCTGAATAAAGAGCTGGAGGCCTTGGTTAATCTAAAGGAGACGCCAAAGCTGTCAAACTAACCCTTGCCCCGGCCGGCATCGGCCGGCATCGGCCGGCATCGGCCGGCCTAGGCCGGCATCGGCCGGCATCGGCCGGCCTAGGCCTTATTTTATTCCAAGCCAAGCCATAACTAAACTAAAGACGGCAACCGAAGAAGCTCCAACTCTCCCGATACACAGTATACTATTTTCACATTCTTCAACCCTGTCTTCGATCTCATTCGTTTTATCTATCTTAGATGATATGCTGCTCATTATGTCGAAGAGTATAGCATCTCGGGTCTTGGAATCGTCGGCCATCAGTAAAGATTCTTTCGAGGTCTCCATGATTTTCACTTAACCTTTCTTTTTCTCTCAGCTACAGTCAACGCAGCTTCCGAACCTTCTTCGATAATAGCTGTAGTTGACTCTTCTAAAATTTCAAGAGCTTCTTTTTTGTTAATTTTACCATCGCTCGCAGCTTTGAAAAAAGCATTTTTTATTCTCAGAAATATACTTTTTATGCAAGCTATTCCTAATATTGTATTCATTCTTCCTTCTTTGCTCATAACATTTCCCTTTATTATTTTGTTATAATTATTATTCTCAATTTTACGGCGCAGGCGAGATTGTGATTCCAGGGCGGTATGATTCATATAAGAGTGTTCTTTCTGCGGCTGTTAGGAGGCGGTTGTAGAGTCTGATTTCTGGCATTCTGCCATCTAAATTCCATCCACTTTCACTTTTTCCTATCTTAATGGGTAATCCAACACCCTTTATATCTTTTACTAATGAATATGGCGCCCTATCAATAATGTTATTTAAATATAATTTTACTACACCTAAAGATTTGCTGTAAGTTGCTACAACATGTTGCCAAGTTGCAGATAAACTACTATCCCCATATATTGTGTGATAAGTACTATCCACATCAGCAATAGATAAATCTATTTTGTTAGTGTTTGTTATTCCGAACACCCACCCCGAGGTATATTCTCCCTTTGACATCATACGATGCCACCTACTTAATCCGGTTGGGTTTACCCATGCAGCGATAGTAAATTCAGTTAAATTCAGACTCGGATCATTACCACAATTGATAGCATCGTTCGCCACCGGATCAAACACCATCGCCCTATTAGCCTGCCCCATCCTGTCAGCACCAAACACAGCAGCATTATGCGAAATCCCATGATTGCAATAAGCGGACAGGTCGGTAACTCGCTTCGTTGCTGGATTGTAGTGTTTCTCATCGAGCATCCAATGTCCGACGAGACCTTTCTGCAAACTCCCCATCTTTAGGCTCGGCTTTGCAGGATCAATTATAAGGGTCACACCACCACCTCCAGCCCATCATATTCGTCGATGATTTCCTGTAGTGGTGCTCTCTTCGCCTGCCACAATTCTATAACCCCATCAATCCGAGCGATGTCGATTTGTATTGCCGCTATGTCATGTGTCTCAACCTCTGTGACAGGATTTTCGTGCGTTCTTTCTACCACAAGCGCGCTGCCTATCCTTTTCCGAATCTCGGTCACAGGGTTTAGGTCAATCTCGGGTGTTCCACCCTTCTTTATTATATCGGCCACGGTTTCTCCTTAGAATGTTATTCCAGCATCGACCACATTTGATGCGTTAGATATTGAATTGTTAAATTTAGCTGTCGGTATATTGGCATTCATCGCTGTTCTATACACGGAAACGTCATTTATTTTAGTCCCGCTCGTATTATCAATCGGGACAGTGGCCGTACCGCCGCCATGTATCACGGTGCAGTTCTTGATTTTTGTTTTGTCGTGTGCTGCTACAGTAAACAGGATTGCTGGGTAATTTGTACCGCCACTGATGAAGCTCCCTTCTGCTAATACAGCAACATCTATATCGTTGCTCGTGATAGCGGGTGCCCCGGTTCCAATTACATTCGATCTAGCAATGTAAACAAAAGAAGATGCGTCGCCAGCAGTAACATCTACGTTGACATAATTAGGTGCGCAATGTCCTCCACATAATGCCATACACAACACCGAATTATTACCGTTCAGTATGATCTTTTTGCCACCAACTATCTGTCTCATGTTCACAAATGACAGGTGCTGGTTGAGACCAAGCTCAGCCAATGTCGTGGCGTGTGTCGATGTTATTTTCCACTTTCGGTTACCGTTAATCTGTATGTCAATCCCAGCACTAACAATAAGTGGTGTATCTATAACAATATCACCTTCAAGGTTAATGATTGTGTCTGTGAGTAAAGAGCCCTTGAGCGCTTCGTGGATATCACGATATTTGTTTTGTCCGCCACCAACATTCTTGATCTTGGATACAGTTATTATTTCCCCATCGATTCCGTTGTATTGGTGATTGCCTGAATACTCGATAAACTCTATCGATTCGTCAGCCGTTATATCACCTTCACCTGTTGGAGTAGAATCAAATAAACAGTTTATGCATTTCTTGGCTAAGGGCGTGTCACTGTAAAAATGTATACCATTGCGAATTATAGTCGAGAACAGACTGACAAATCCATTAGTGTCGAATGTGAGTTTTCCAGTATCATACACCTCACCCCATTCTATCAGGGTAGACCAGTCACCATTTATCTTTAAGGGATGCCCGACCTTTGTTCGCTCGAACTTCACCTCTTTTAGGCCAGTGCCCGTGGTTCCGAATATTGTTTCAGTCCCATTAAAAATATCGCAATCACGAAATGCAATATATGACGAGTGAGTGCTGGTACCTTCGAATTTGAAGGCGTCACCATCAAAGGTGCAACGGTTAAAATATGATGTCTGATCTACGTCATTAGAGATAAAATGCCCGCCCTCGAACATACATACCGAGCAGAGGGTCTTGTTTGGCAACTCACCATACACACCACCACTATCTACAACAACCCTAATTCCGATCAGGTTGAGACCCTTTTCTATAGCAAAAGGATGGTGTGCAGCATCCGCTCCGGTATTGTATATTATTGTACCGTGCGCCCAATTCTCGAAGTCATAAAATCCGCCATCGATATAAACTCTCTGATGTCCTGCGGTGAGATGTTCAGTATAAATTCCAGGTGAGACTTTTATAATAACAGATTCATCGTAATCGACGACGGGATTCAACATACTTATAGCAACATCGTTGGCGTGCCCTATGGTTAAAAACGGGTCACCCGACGTGCCGTTATTTGAGTCATCTCCATTCTTGGAAACATAAAGGACATTATCTTCCCGAACAGAACCAAAAAAATAACCATCAAATAATCCACGTTGACGTGTCATTATCCTACCTTATTGATAGTTATTACAGAAGACCAGTTAATAGTCGTTGCTGATCCCGTTACTCTGACTCGGACATCGTTAGTGCTGATATCAAAAACACAGGCCCACGACCCATCACTCTCAATAGTGGTCAAGCTTGTAGTCGTTCCTTCCTGCACTGCTCCACCGGAGGCCCTATAAAACAGTCCTTCTAGATGATACAAGGCCCTATTGCTATTATCCGTTTCCCTACCGATGACAGTAGCTTCTATCCGATATACAGTTGAAGCGGCCAAGGTCACGACGCCGCAAGTGGTCACAGTAGCATCGGTAGTTGTGGCTTTATCTCCGTCTTGCTCGACATGCCTGTTTTTTACACCACCGGCACCATCGGCCTCGGCGTAAAACTTAAAGATGTTGTCGCCATCGATCTCAATTGCCCCCGACTGTTCTGTCCCCGCCGCCGGGCTAGCCGATATCGGAAGATTAAATAATACAATCGCTCCACTATCAACCTCAGATTCTATCGGTCCCAGTTTAAGGGTCCCACCGCAGTCAATCTCATCATCGGTGTTGACCTTAAACATATCGATGACGCCAGTGCCAGCGAAGTTATCGCCAGTCATCCACTCGTCGTTCTCAAGCTGATTCTTCTCGGTATCAAGCTCCTCGATAGCAGCTTGCACATCAGTGGCAGCTACCCCACCACTGGGAGTAAAGTTTACATCTTCAGCCTCGGCCGATCCGCCAGGGGCAAGCCCTCCATATATACGCATCATATCGTTTGCCCCTTATATCTCAAAATAGAGAACGCATTTGCCGGTGGCCGAATGGACACTGTTGTTGGCAAGTTTAAATGTAAGGACTCCTGCGCAAGGTCTTCCACCATAAGCTCCGCCTATATTCGGGAGTGCTTGTTCGGAGTTTGCGCCATCCCTGTTAGATAATTGTCCACCAAAAATATCGCACCCATATTCATCTTCAATAGTGATATCGTAATTGTCGGTAGGAGCAACAGGTCCCGGATCAGTGACAGCGAGCACGCAATACCTGCCCAAGAGTCGAATAGTCTTAGTTGCATCGAACACGCCGTCCGGCACAGATCCATCACCGCTATCTGCAACCCAGTTAATCTCTACTTTGACCAGACCGTGAGTCCCAGCATACGGAGTGTCTATCTTTCCAAAAGTAACAGTAGTTGAGCCTGCCATCTATTTTCTCCTTTTTATATCCATAATATTATATCACAATTTCTGGTTCTAAGCATCTTATCAGATGAGATAACCTGTGTTATTTTTTACCGCTCCGCCTCTTCTCCTCTATTTTTGCTTTCAGTATTGTCGTCTTTAGACGATCTCGCACAATCTTTCTGCCCTGATTAATCACAACCTTAATAGCAAAGGCCTTCTTTTTGTCGCTCCATCTTTGCCATCCAGACTGAGACATCAATCTGTCAATAGCTCTTTTATTTATCGTATTAACATCTGTCCTATATTTGCTGTATTGATCGTCGCTCAGAGTTGCCTTAATTCCATAACCAGCATTTATAGTTCTGGACGGCTTCTTTGAGATAGGTAATATTTCAGCTTTCACAAGACGACTGATTTCAGATTGGGTCTGGTCCGGTGTTGCGGTAGTGCCAAAGACACCGCTCCAGATAGTATCTCCCTTATCAACAAACTTAACATCTCCTTTTAAGAAAGCTCTGATCTTTTCGGTTCTTTCAACCTCAAGTCTCTGGATCTCTTTTTTACTGGTTGGTGTTTCCTCTTTACTTTTTAATTTATTTATAATAATTCTGTTTTTATTTATTTTAGACTGCAATGTTTTGATTCCTTGCAGTTCTGCAAGTTCCTCCCAGTGTTTACGCCTGTAAGCATCTTTATTCTTAGTTTTTTCGAAACCTTCCCCTATCTTATTCAGCTTCGCTTTTCGCTTCCTTAGCCGTCTGTTCCACAGGTCTTCTCTTTTTTTGACGCCCCTGCCTATATGCCAGTAGGCAAGCTTCCCTACCACAGGCACAGACCCTAACATCTCAAGTCCCTTCTCATCTCCCGCTGTGATAATGTCTTTGCCTAAAGAGTCGATGAATTTGAACGGTGGCAATATCTGTCTTGACAAGGCACTACCGACACCTTCTGTCCTGGCCTTCCATGTAACGAACTTAGAGACACCTACTAAACGGAGGAGGTTGTCGATCATCCTGTCCGAGAAATCTGTTTTACGTCCAAGTACCCAGTCCTTCAGTTCATCTGCCCCAACATTAGCGAGAACGAATAGCATCGAAAGCTTAATAAGATTTATCAGACCCTGTTTCTTTTCTGCACGATCACCATTTTTTATCTTGTAATACGATTCGTTTCTAAAGACATCGAACACTTTCAAAGTAAAAGTTTTGAGCATATAAAATAGTCTACCATTGCCAGCATCCAGATATTTCTGGGGCATCTCAGATAACCCCACCGGCTGAAAGTCGAGGAGTCTACTGTAAACAAGAAGTTTAACGTTCTCTGTTATCTCACCACTCTGAAGATCTTCGATAACGCTATCGGTTTCGAGTTCAAATATTGGCATCAGTTCTTTCTTGAGTTTACCAGAGTCTTTCTTGGCTTGCTTCTGATACTTAGCTAAAGCCGCAGACATTAGAGACTCTTTCCCTATTGCATCAATTTTCTCAAGGCCTACCACCTTAAATACAGTCGTGACAGCCTTGCCCAACATACCCTCGTCAGCAAATTCTTGAGCAATTCTGTCGACACCAACGTCCTCTCTGGTTATTTTTACTTTTTTGGTAATAGACCTACCAATGTGTTTCATGAGATTAACGAGGCCATCTTCGTATGCGGCCCAACAAAGGTCGCCAATCTGCGTAAGTGCGGATATCGGGGAACCCATGGTATCAATATATGATATATTTTTATAGCTCTGTATAAGTCCCCGTGTTCCGGCTTCATGGAACCTTGCGTTCAGTATCTCATTCACGATACGCTCGTGACGTGGACTGATCTCTCCGGCCTCGATCAACTCCAAAACATAAGCGCCTATATTGTTGGTATAGTCTCTCTGTGTGGCATACTTTGCGATATAAGCAGTGTATGCCTTTTCGAGTCCAACATATCGGCTACGACGTTTCCTTATTTTTTTCGCTTCTTCTGGGGACAGTCCGGTTTTTAGCTGCTCCGTTATTTCTCTTATTTTAGACTGAGCGTTGTGCAGCCTCGTCCTCATCTCGGCTACCTTTTTGGGTATCTTGCCAAAGAATTTTCTCGCCTCGATACCTTTTCTCATACTATGCAGATGTTGTATCAGGGCACTGTCAGAGTCCATATAATACTGGTTGAGCTCTGGAGGTATCTTCTTTAATTTACGTTGTTTAGTCGCAGGCACACCCGACAGGCCGCTCCATCCACCCAAGATTGTGTTAGATATAATGTCCGCCTTTATGTCACTTGGCATCTCTGCTACAGAGATACCAAGCTCTCTCGCACGTTCCTGGAGTTGCCTGGAATACAAAGGCCATTCCTTGTCTTTTCCTATAGCAGTCAAGAAACCCTCAGAATCTTTCAATATCCTTGGAGCGTATTCTTCTATTTCTCCAATGTCCAGTCCGACATCTATCCCCTCCATTCTTAGGCGGGCAAGGACTTCACGATATGCTGTGTATTCTTTGCGCATATCGTATTTGTCTACAAGCTCGTTGATCTTTGCAACGTCGGAATTCTTTCTTGCGTAATCCCAATCAGCAAAGTCTTCCCTGCTCATCTTCTTAGCCTTAAGAAGAAGGGGCTTTATCAACTTAACGTCGGCATTATATTTTGTGTTAATGTCAAAGTCTAAACGTCTCAACTTTGCTTTTATTTTTGGACTAATTTGTCCCAACCTAGTTGAGATGGAGCCAAGATATTTATCTATTCCCTCCGCTATCTCTGACATAACCCGTTTTAAGTTTGACGTTGCCGCAAGCTTTATGTTTCTATTTGTCTTTCTGTTGGCTATGTATTCATTTACTTTAACGGGATCTACTTTTCGTACAATTTCTCCATTGTCCTTTGCGCTCTTGATGAGGTTGTCGGCCCAGGACTGGAGATCTTTTTTCTCTGCCGTAGAGTAGCGAATGTCGGCATTTGTCTGGTCGAAAGTTCCTGTATTAAAGACTGACTTTATTTGGGTGGGGTCGAAAGCAATAAAAGTTTTACTCTCTTCGTTAGTTTCAGCATTAAATTCAGGAAGAATAACTCCATCGTAACCAAGCTTCTTCAATGCTTCAACGAATGCCTTGCCATCTTCATCATCAAATAGCTCCCAGATATTTTCTTCATCATATTGTAGCAACCATCGGAGATTTATCCCCTCTTTTTCTAATCCATCGAGATCCTCTGCCGAAAAATCATTTAAAAGATTAATTGGATTTTTTATAGATAAGTACAAGGGGAGTACGTTTGTTCCAAACCCTTCAGCATATTTTTTTTCTTTAGCAAAGAAAAATCCAGCCCTACTTACATCCCAAGACCCGAATAAGTTAGAATTTTTCCCAACGGTTAATTTAAATTCAGTAAAATCTTTATTAGTCCCATGATAAACAACAAGAGGCTCACCTTCTTTGTCGACTACTTTGCTACCACCAAACCATTTCCTAAAGTTAGGGTTGTTTATGATCTTTTTCTTTGCTTCTTCGACTGGCATATTTGGTACGGAGAACTTATTTATCTCTTGCTGTTCCGCTTGAGAGTAGCGAGTATGCTCATCCACGGTAATAGCATTCTCGTCGAAAACCACATAGTTGAATACACCTTTTTCTTCTTGTCCGCTCAATGAACCTGCCTGGTATTTTATTCCATCGATACCGGCTCGGAGAAGAAAGAGTGATGCTTCTTTATCTGAACCTAACTTTTCCGCCAACTTAGCGTAGAGTGAACCAGCGTTATACTCACCACCTAATACACCGTATAGACCCATCTGAGTTCTTATACTTTTTGCTTTTTCTTTATCTAGGTAGGCTTTTTTATTACCACTCGCTGCCTCACGAATCAAATTGCGGAAAGTTCCATATTTCTTTATTATCTTTCTATATCTTTCCAGCGCCAACTTGCTTCCGATGTCAAGTTTTTCCTTTTGGGCTTGTGCTTCAATTTTGTTTCTCAGTGAAACAGAAACCTTATCTTCCCAGTTCATATAATTGTATTCGCTTGGCGTTTTACCTTTATGCAGTGTCACCTTATAAAGATTGCGGGAAGGATTAGTAACAATCCCATCACTTTCTATTTTTTTACGTAACCTCTCCATGGATGCAGCGTCTTTTATATCTTTAGCCGTCCCATATTGATTAAAAAAACCTATGAAACCAATAGCTTTTTCATCGGCAGATACCTTCCCTTCGTCTATCAATACTTTTAATACATGTTTCTCGTATATAGAAAGAGCTTTATAGTTGTCAGGTGATACCTTCCCGTTGAAAAGAAATGACTGTGCGCCTACTCCCATCTCCGCATAATTGCGGGCAATGTCTTCCTTGTCAGTAAAATATAGACCCCAACCGAAGGTCTGAGCACCCTCACCTGTACCCAACTTCTCCATTTGAAAATTATCGAATGCGTGAGGTCCGCCATGCCAAGCTTCCATAGAATAAAAAGTCTCTCGACTCTCTCCCATCTTCGTAGGCATTTTGTGCGCTTCTTTGATTTCACCTCTCATAGCGCTTGCGGCCAGGGCCACATAATCGTCCATGACGAAAATGTCAGGACTGACACCGAGATATTTGACAGACCACAGTCTCATACGTGCAATGATTTTCCGATGTAAAGGCAGGTCTATATTCGCATGCTCTTCAGCGAAATAGGCTACAGCCTCTTCATTAATAAGGTCTGCCCGTGTTCCGTAAGGCACTCTGCGCATAGCTTGGCTCACGGCTTTACCCAATGGAGTCATTTTTCCATTGTTTGCTACGAAGGCAGCAAAAACTTCTTTGGCAAGTTTTACACCAAAAATCTTGTTGTACCCCAGGTGGACCCCAAGCTCGTGCATCAGAACGCCCCAAGCCTTACCATCTTCTATATTCTCAGACACAAGATATACAGTGCCATCTCTGAAGAAACCTTGATCCTTACTTGTCCTGGCGTATCCGATTATGTCGGCCTGCTCTTCACGTGTTATGAAGATAACCTTCCCCGATTTTTCTAAGGCATCTACCGCTTTCTGTCCTATATGCTTTGCTATCTCTGCCTTTGCGGCATCAGCAGTTAGGCCGTTACCTTTTGTACTACCTTCTGCGAAGAGAGGCTGCTTCTCCGTATGAATAGCCTTCCGTTCATTTCCTAATGTCCTCTTAGCCCCAAAATAAGCCTTCCGCATTAGAGGTTTGATCTTACCCCACACCTCCCCAAACTGTCTCTTCATCTCAGAGGAGAACGCTTTGAAAGACTTAAACCCTTTTTTAATTATACTAGCACCGATATAAGACAAGTCGTTTATGATCTCAGAAGATCCCTTTTCGCCTTTAATGTTGGCAATAACACGAGACTTCGCCTTTTGTTGTTCCGTCTTTTGGGTAGGCTTAGCGCTGGCGGCCTCCTGCGCCTTTACTTGCTGGACCTTAAAGAATGATCGTGCCTCCGAGGCCGATGCAAATGTTTCGCCCTCGAAGACTTCACTTGTTGTCCCGGTGAAGAAGAGCTTATACTTCCCTCCTGCCTGTTTTTTTGCTTGGACATAGCTGGTAGGAATGTTTGGCCTGTTGGCTAAGTCGGAAGTTTCCCAGGGCTGCTTAGCTGTTGACTTCGGTTCCTTGGTCGGTTCCTTGGTCGGTTCCTTGGTCGGTTCCTTGGTCGGTTCCTTGGTCGGTTCTGTGGTCGGCTCCTTGGTCGGTTCTGTGGTCGGTTCTGTGGTCGGCTCCTTGGTCGGTTCTGTGGTCGGTTCTGTGGTCACGGGCTTTGTTACTGTCTCGGTCTTTGCCGTTACTACAGGCTTTACTTCAATCTGATATCCACCCTCAATCTTAACCACATGATGAGTATCCGGGGATACACCCGCCACCTTCATCTTGTCTGATTCTAAGGCTTTTTTTGCACCGTTCAATGTAAGCCATGGCGACACCTTCTTACCAACTTTTCTCTGAATAGGCTTATATTCTATGATAAGATCTTCAGGTGCTGCCTTTCCAGCGACAAAACTGGCACCACGGGGATAAGTTCTTTGACCCTCCTTTGTGCGTACCTCAGCCGCACCGGGAGGTAATGTGGGGTTGTACTTCCCGTAGGCCCGTTCTTCCTCTAATTTTTTTTCAGCTCTAGCCTCAGGAGCAACAGATTCTTTCTTCTCTTCGGTGATCTTAACTCTCTGTGATCGTTTTCTAGACCTCTCATAAAGACGTTCAAGATTCTCATTTTCTTTCTTTGTGAGTTCTCGCTTGTGACGTTCTCTAAATCTCTGCTGTAGTTCGCTCAAAGTTAAAGGTTCCGTTCTCACCCTTTCTTTGGCCTTAAGATAAACGTCTTCGACATCTTCCTCGGTATATTCGGGTGATCTTTTTTTCTCCGTCTCAGTATCAGTTTCAACCTTAGCAGCCTTATCAACTACATCGGTCGTAACTTTATCTGCAATCAGTGTGTTCAGCTCATGCCTAAGATCAGGATATTTTTCTTTTAATACATCGATATCCTCGTCTTTATAAATTCCATTATCCAGACCTGAACGAACAAAGCCCAGAGCATTTTCTGCGGTAAAAGGTTCATCCTGTAATTTTCCAGTAGTGAGACCCTCGTCTATAGCGGAAGATAGCTGGTCTCTAATTAAATCAGTTCTTACCGTTTCTTTTCCGGCCGCTATTCCCTCTTTAAGCTCGGGATATTTTTTTGACAATTCATCTAAGTCTTTATCATCGAAAAGACCGCTTCTGTATCCGTCCGCAATCGAACTGACCGTTTTTTCGGTATCTACTTCGCCGGTGTCGTACGTTTCCGATATGCCATCAAGAATATATTGCTTGAGTTTACCTGTACCGTCACCTTCTTTTTGAGTTGCTTTGCGATATGCAGCACCACCGGCACCCATAACACCTGTCAATAAGAGGACTTGTGGTAAAACTTCTTTGGCAGATTTCAGCAGATCTTCTCCACTTGTCCATTGACGTTTTTCTCCACCCTCAACCTCAGCTTCAACTCTCTGCTGTCCCATCTGTGTAATGGTTTCAGTTGTCCCTTCGGTGGCAAGAACACCGCCTATCCTGGCCGCACTTTTTGCGGCCTTTCCAGTGATACCCTTCAAAGCTTTTCCTGCAATTTTCTTTATAAGTTTTTTTGGAACGAAACGTGCCCCTGGAAGATTCTTTGCTGTTAGAAGAGCTAAGTCGAGAACATTACTTATCGCTTCTGGTCCGGCCTCCCACAACCCGTGCTCTGAGGCGAGTGCGTTAAATTCTTTCTTAAACTTATTTTCTTCTTCTATAGATATCGGTTTCCCAAATAGCTTGACATTTTCTTCATTTCTTTTCTTGAGCCAGCTATTCATTGTTTGATAGCTGTCCATGCGATGGGCGGCGGCGGCACCTCCAGCCATTGCACCAGCTACCCTTGCCCCTGGTACAGGAACAAGAGCAGTTGCGGCAGCACCTCCAAGAGTTCCCGCCATCGAGACACCCGAAAAGGCAAGATTGGGTCCCAGTTCAGCAACATCCTTTTTAGAAATAAGACCAGGGATAAAATCCCCAGTTTTTTCATACGATTTGGCTAATTCTTGATTGCGCTTTTCGACCCAGTTAATGAACTTATCTGCAATTCCTTTATCAGCCACAGAAGCTCCAGCCTGCCCCTGCGCTGCCATGATTGCATTGGCAGCAAGATTCTCAGGAACACGACCAACGGTTTTTGCAAAAGCTCCGAGCGTAGAACCTTCCTCGGTGGGTTGAGATTCTTTCTTCTTCAACCTTGCTTGCTCTATTTCCTTAACACCTCTATCAAACTCATTCGCCATCCAGTCGGTGGGTGATGGTTCTTGAGTCTT